TTTAAGGTTCAGATGTCTTAGTACCTCTCTTAGTTCGGAATCGGTATAGGATTTGGCTTTGATTTTCATAGTTTTGATTTGTTATTTTCTAAGTACTTCATCTGGGATCTTGGTTTGATTTAATCCGTTCACTAATTGAATCTGAGGATAAAGTAGTTCTGACCATTTGTTATAGATTGGTTGAGCTACTTTATAAGCTCCCTCCTCATCTTTTACTTTATTCCAGAAGTCATCATAGTCTTTATATTTCAGAGATATTTCCCCTATTGATCTTAGCATTACTTCTATGTAGATACCATGATCGGTTTGCCTGTAAGATAGAGGATTACCTGACCAGCCTTCTTCCCAGAGGTTATTCTCTAGTTCAGCGAATGCTCCATTTACTGCGGTTACTCCGAGTTTTCTGTAACGTTGGCTTAATCTTAGCCATTTATCCTTTTCTTTGCTATCCATAATGATATTTTTTTTTAAGCAATTTAATTTATATTTGCAAATTAAAATTCTGGGCCCTTTACCAGCTCTCGTCTTCGATAGTGATATGGATATTGTGATTTATATTAATGTTTTGCTGTTGAACCTGTTTTTCAAGGTCATTCCTTTTCTTTTCCACGGATTCTATGAGTTCTTTGCCTTCTTTTTCGGATTTGATACGGTAGTAGGATCTTTTGGTAGAGATGTAATACCTGCCTTGATTATCAATTTTCAGTACTGGTTCTTCTACCATGATTACATCCTCTAATGGGTTATAGGTCTCTGGTTTGTGGTGAGGTACGAATAGGAAAGCCATTAAGATGAATATAGCAGCTATTATGATACCTATTACCATTGGCTTAAAACATCCTTGTTCTTCTTGCTCTTTCATGATATCTTATCTGATGGTTTTAATCTGGTTACTGTATTGTTGTTTGCAATGTATCTATCCATTGCCTCTTTCTTTATCAGAGCAAATGTCTTCTTACCTGTTATGGTATTCAACATTATAGAGGGAACTACATCCATTAACCTGGGTAATTCACCATCATCATGTTCTAGATCTTCTATGATCCTTATTTCTGAGTCATAATCTAATTCCAACATGTAAGGAATTAATTCGAACATCTTCATAGTTTTGATTTTATGGTATCTCTGATACCGATTAGTATTAGTTTTTGTTCTGGAGTTAGATGAGGATCAAGTATTGCCTTTTTAGCCTCTATATACAATTCCCTCATTTTTATTCTGTATAACGGCCCTTTGATATTCTTACATACCCAGTTATACTGTCTTTGTATTCTATTGAAAGAACTCATGCTATCAATTCTATTTTAATTCCCATATTGAGAAGAGTGACCTTTACTTCATCATCTCCAGTTGAGAGAACCTGTATCAGTTGCTGCATTGCTGGGATGAAGAACATATTCTTTAGAGTGTCATCTCCGAAGTTTAACCAGAATGTATGTTTAAATGATTCAGGGATTCCCTCAGAATCATATTTAACATCTACCTTGTACTTATATAATTGAAGCCCCAATCTGTTGTCAAGTTCTTCAACTACCTCGGAATAGATATCCTTGATTGATTCTTTGATATCTTCTCTGTCTTCTCCCTTGATATCATTGGATTCTTCCAACCCTTTGAGTAATACCTTCTTGTAATCTTTCATAATGGTGATTGATTAGAATGTGAAATCTGTGTAAACTTTTTTGTCTCCTCTCCGAATTACTTCATGATTGATATTCTCCCATTTGTATGTACTGTAGCATTTAGCCTGAGGAATGTATTCTCCTCTGACCCATACTTGAGAGATGTTAGGTTCTTTAACGGAAGTAAGGGTAAAATAATCTCCTCTTTTCAAATCCTTGATTTTTCTCTTTTCCATAGCCTTTATTTTTTATGGTTTATCTTTATTTCTCTTTATGCAAATATAATAAAATTATACTTAATATGCAAATAAAAGTTCTCGGTATTGGCATATGGTAGGGATTTCTAGAACTTTTATATTATAAGGGGTTCTAGTTACTTAGGAAACAAAAATAAGACCTCTAGAAAAGAGGTCTTATGGTCTTTTATTTATTTGGTCTTAGTTGATGCAGGAATTTGAGTAGTGTAGTATCTATTTCCCACTGGTTTAGTTGGATATCTTAGCAATTCATATTCTAGGGCCGAAGTATCGGGGAATTTTATATAAATATGTATACCTGAATATACTTGCCAACCAGGCCCGCATTCTGGTTTACTTTCGAATGTACTGATTATGTTTATGTTCACCCTGTCCGCTTTAGATTTTGTACCGAATATCTTATCGTTTGTATACATAGCCTGGTGTACTATAAAATTCTATCGTATACGAAGAAGTTTGATGGATCTTTGGTAAATGAATATGTTTTAGTGTTGAACTCTTTATTGATCACCACTATATCTCTATTGCTTAACTTTTCTAATTCATCCATATAATCGTATACATCATCAATTACCCCCAGATTAACCATATTCGTACCATCTGAGAACCCGAGAAGCATACCAGGACATATATCATCCATTACATCCAGTTTGATATATTTCCCATCTTTGCCTATGGTATCTTCCCATTTACCATTATCGGCATATTTGAAGAGATTGCACCAACCAGTTATGGTATGAATCTTTATCTTAGTAGCACTAGCTGATACTGATAAAGCTACTTTTGAATTAGTACATAACCATCCCTGCCGGTTTACATTTGTATCGGTGAATACTATGTCTTCGTGATACGGGGGGTAAGGTAATCCGAATACCTTCATTTTTCTACCTTCTTTGAGTAACTGATTTACTCTTTCAACTACCTGAGTAGCATTAAATACTGTCTTCTCTTCCATAGTAAGTGATTCTTATTATAAGTTGAACTGAACTTCTGCTTTATAATCTGGATCAAAATCCAACTTAAATGGTATCCCCAAGTAGTGAGGACAGGGATTATGCCATATATGATGCTTACTTAATTCATCTGAAGCATTCATTATATTATTCTCCCCAGAGATATAAAACTTTATCTCTCTATTATCAGAGATTATTGCCTTCAAATAACCTTTTACAATAGTTATTGTAACCTGTTTCTCTGGTGTTTTAACGATTAAGTCCATAGCCTTTATTTTTTATGGTTTATCTTTATTTCTCTTTATGCAAATATAATAAAATTATACTTAATATGCAAATAAAAGTTAAAGGTTCTAGTCTTTTATTTCTGGGTCTATCTCTTCGTAGGCTATGTTTTCTTCGATTTCTCGTCTGATTTGGTGATGGTCTTCTTCAAAGACGTTTAAGGCACCATGGTAGTCTCCGGTTACGCTATCCAATTCGGCTCTTTTTATATTTAATCCTTCCTTATCGCCTCTATTACCCTCTTGCTTAGTTGCAACTACTACGGGTAATTCCTTGAAGTCGTATTGATTCTCTACATATTCTATCTCCTTGATTCCACCATTATCGGCTAATTCTTTTTGTATCATAGCCATAGCTTCATCTCTGGTGATGATTTTATCCTGTGGTTCTGTAGTATTGAATTGATTGTTCTGTTGAGCAAATATATTTACTGTACCTCCGCCTGATATAGCTCTTACTAAACTCTGAAGAGACGTAGTGGATTGTTGCTTTAATCCTATAGCCTTATTGACTTCAGAAGTAATGAATGGAGCATACCTTCCTCCCTGAGAATCCCTGAGTAATTGTACCTGTTGGCTTATTTCCATACGGTCTTCAAGTGCCCATGATATACAAGCACCCATTAATGAATCAGCAATCTCATTCATCTTGCTACGGTCAAATAAACCGTTGTCTAGAAACGTTTGTTTCATTTGCATCTGAACTATTGCTGGTTCACATTTAAGAAAATCTGCTAGTTCATTTACTGAATAATATCTTGACCAAAGTTTCCCATTATTCACTATCCAAATATGGATTATGAACTTAGTCAAATTCTTTAGAGCTTCATCATCACCTCCGTTAGCTTGAAGTGCTAATTGAGTTATACCCATCCCTCTTGGGAACCTTTGAGCTATTTTTTGTTCTTTCATAGTGTTGTATTTTGGTATCTAATAGTTGATCTATAAATAACCAAATAAAAGGCCCACGGTATAAATGAGGGCCTTTTATATTAACTACTTGCTAATCAGGTTGCTGGATCACTGTGTTAGGCTCACCCTCAATTTTGATGAGCTTATGGATATATTAAATTCTGTAATGTGATTTTCGAATTTAAGCTGTGTACATAGTGTGTGAAGCTCTGAAAATAACTTGGATACGTGTGGTGGATATACTATCTCCATATCCACCACATTTATATTCAATTTAAAGCTCACATTTACCTCAGTTTCGCCTGATTTTTTGTAGAATTCTCCAGTTTTATCCTGGATTAATTTGGCAATATCCAAAATTGTCTTCATAAGATCCTAGTAACTTTTAAGTCTTGTATTATTATGAACTACTTCTTTCCCTTAGTCTTATTAGGCATAGCCTTTTGTTTTCTAGCCATACTTTGTGCAGCTCCATAAGCTACTACTGCTTCCAAAAGAGGTTGCATTCTCTTTTGCTTTTCCTTTTGCTCCTTTTCATGGGCCTCTAATTCAGCCTTAATTTTTTCATCCCTCTCCTGGGCCTTTTTCCTTTTATCTTCCAATTCGGCATGTAGATTGGGGAAAAGGTTTGCTCTAAGAGGAATTACATGTAATGCAAAGAATGCAGAGAATAACTTTTCTGAGAAAGGCTCACCTACCTTTTTATTTGAAATACTCTGAAATTTATCCTGTTGTTCCTTTACTGCATGGAGGAATTTTTCATAGGTGAACTGTACCTTTAACTTTTTGCAGGCAGTTACCATTGCCTCAATCCTATCCTTGAATTCCTGGCCAAAGGCCTCCATGAATTTCTCTCGGTTGAAGTTGTAATTTTCTTTATCCAACTTAAACTGTTTTACATACTCATTGGTCTTCATAGTATCTTATTATTTATAAATTATTGGTTTATTAGATGTCTTAATGCCAATTCTCTAGTTACTACCTGAAACAGGTAGCCTACTTGATCATCCTCCCAATAGGATAACCACATTGTGTTTGGGAATCTGAATTTATCCTTTTCCTCTACCTTAACATCCTTGGGTATACCGGTGATGTATAATAAATGAGGCCCATTTGTGTTCTCAATAAATACCGGATACTTCAAATTCTCATCTACCTTAAAATACCCCTTGATTGCATAATCGGGTAAGTATTGATTGGATAATATACCGCAAGCAAAGGCTAAATCTTCTACCTGATATACCTCGGGATTTATTGGTAATTCATTATGGATATTATCAATATCGGCAGTTTGAAGGTAATAGGTTATCCTTGATTTATCTAGTGTTATACTTCTTACTTTTTCTGGAAACATATTTCTTTTCTTTTACTGGAACATAATCTTCTATGTCATCTAATCTATTAGTTACCAAGGCATATACAAATAACTTAGCAGAACGGAAGAAGAATCTTCTTATGTTCTTCTCCGTTATGTAGTAATCATATATCTTGAAGAATTTCTTTTGATACCTATGCTTCAGATTCCGTTGCGTAAGATATGATCTAAGAACTTCTTTATGTAACTCTAACAATCCATGATCTACTTTCTGAATTGCTTTCTCTGGTAAGCCTACAATCATAATCTTTCATAACATTAAATGATGATTATAATAAGGGGCCAGGACCTTTATGATTAGCCCTGTACCCCTCTCCTACTATGAAAGATTAGATTGCAACGGATTCCTTTACAAATTGGCTTTTGTATTCCAGATACTCCTTCTTTGCTTTCTTGAACTCCTTAGAGTTCTGGTCTTCAATTCGGAGCATTGCCAATTCCAGCTGATGGATCTTATTCCTTACTTGCTGCCGGAACTTCTTTCTGGAAAGAGTATCCTCGCAGTCTTCGGGATAAATATACTTTACTTCCCTTTTTGTTACTACCTCTTCTACGAGGTTGGCTTCTACCTTTTTCTTGGTTTTATCAACCAGTTTTTCTTTTTTGGTCTTCTTGACCTTCTTCTCTGAGGCCTCATCCTTGGCTTCCTTTTCCTTGTGGTTTGCCTTCAGAGCTTTCTTGGATTTTTCGACCTTCTCAGCTTTTTCTTCAATGAGGCTGTTGATACCCTCTACCAGATTGGTCTTTTTAACTTCCTGAGCCTTTTCTTCATTTTTCATGGCTTACAATTTTAAATGGTTATACAATTAGTTAAAAGTTGTTTATTTTTATTTCCTAATGCAAATATAAAGTAACTTTTTATATGTGCAAATATTTTTATCAATTTCTTAGGGGTTATGTTCTTGGTCTCTGGTGTGTTAACCTTTTATTGCTTTCCCCTTTATTGTTTATGCAAATATAGATATAAATATGAACCCCTGCAAATTATTTTGCTAATTATTTAAGGGTCTGTTCATGGCTTACTAGCGGATATCTTCCTCAGTATAGCTTTGAACTGATTCATATAGTAGCATTCTTTATTAGTACATTTACCGTCAGGAGTAATGTTTTCATTGGCACCACACTTGGTCATACCTGTTGCTTTATATGGACAACACTTTCTATGTGCTGCACATGCTGATTTAAATTCTACTGTACTCATTCGTAGTATTCTTTTAATTTGGTTATTCTACATTTGAATTCAAATGGCATTACATAATCTGACCACCACCCAGTTAAAGGTAAAATGCAACCTATAATTGCATAGTAATAGAAAGTCTTTGGAACAAATTGCAGTTTCTCTTTATCCCAGAAATAAAGAGTTCTAGCATTTTCATTTGTTGCAGGGTCTACATATACCCAATGATATGATATCCTTATAAATAGCCATTGGAATATCAGGATATTCATCCATCCCAATAGAGTTATACCGAATACTTTCTTCCATACCCAACTGTTAGTTTTCTTCACTTCTTTTCCCATAATCCATAGGTTGATTTAACTTTCTTTAACGGATGAAAAATGTCTAATGATTTCCAAATAGATTCTGCTTGTTTTACTACTGCATCTTTAGCTTCCAGATGACTGCTAAAAGTTTTCCATAATACTGGAATATAATTCAAGCAAGCATGATTTGATTCTCCTGGTCTTACCCTTATGTAAAAGTATACTTCATTATCAATTATTTGACCGATTGTAACTCTTTCAAACTTAATAACGGCTTTGGGTTTGAATTCATAAATACTTTTATGCCTATTGCCATTAACATACTTATTCAATCTGAATTTAATTAGACCAGCCATATCAATCCATATTTCGTTCAAAGTATTCGTAAAAATCTACATCTTCTGTTAGTTGATCCATCAGTTCTTCTACTTCCATATCCAAATGTACTGAAGCTCCTGATACTTGCAATGTTATTCCAGAACCATAACTACCTGGAGACCCATGAAGATTGAACTCCCTGGGTCTATATCCTGTAACTTCATCTCTATAATGAATTATACCATTTTCGTAGTCATAACTCTTTACTTCTGATACATGTCTTAATTCATCCCAGTTTTTCCAATGAGGTTCTGAATCTGGTGTGGGAGGAACTGTTTTACCATCCCATAGTATGCAGATTACACTGAATGCTGATATTCCTATGATACCCATTTTAACGGCTTCCCATAAAGTTTTAGCTTCATCCGGTTCTCCTTCTGGTGTGTAATACCTTTTCATAGCTTTTGGCCTGCATATTTATTCCTGATCCTTCTTTCAAATGATTTGCCTACTGATAAACCATTTTCAATATCATCCTTGAAAGTATTAAAATCAAACTCAGATACAGAGACATATTTGTATATCTTGTTTCCCTTGAAAGTTATGGTTATATCCCTATTATCGAGGTCAAAAATAACCTTTTCAATTCTGGATGATCCTGTGGTATTAAATACTTCTTTCATCGTTATCGTCCTTTAAGCTCGAAAATATTAAGTCCCATAGCTACTACATTATTTTCTTTCCTCAATGCCTGGCAAGTAAATAAAATATCCCAAAGAATGAATACTGAATCAGAACTCATTTCCATTAAGTCCTCTTCCATCATATATAATGTACTCATTATAGTATTGAACCATCTTTGGTTTAGTCCATTTACTAGCATGTTTTCAATATCATCATACCTATTATTGAAGGTATCTCCTTTCATTCTTTTGAAGGATTCTATATATTCCCTTGCCAGTGATTCTACCGATTCTAGAGAAGTTCCATAGCAAGGGAATATAATTTTCCATTTGTCTAAGCTTTTATCCTCTAAAAGGGATTCCAGCGCCTGAATCTGCACATCCATAATCTGATTCCAGATTTCCTGAGCGGATAAATGCCTTTGCAATTTTAATCTAATACAGCCTCGATTAATTTTCATTTTAATTTAATTTCGTTATGCAAATATAATATTTCTAATTATAATATGCAAATTAAATTCAGTGGTGTTATATGGATATATCTAACAAAGAACCCCGAACCTGATTATGATCCGGGGTATTAGAGGTTACAGATTGCCTATCTATTAATCCTCCTCTTTCTTGGCTTTCTTTTTCTTCTTATCCTTTGAAGCCTTCTTTTCTACCTTTTTCACCTTTACGGGCTCCCCTTTCGTCTTAAAAGGAACTATTGGCTTTTCTTTTGCCAAATCCTCAGCATACTTCTTCCCTTCTACTTCTGCCTTTTCCTTAGACATAGTTTTCAGAAGAGTACGCATTTTCTGACGATACTTCTTTTTCTGATCAGAAGTCATTTCCTTACCATCAACTTTCGGATAGTCATAGGCATTAGGAGTGCTAGTTACCTTTTCCTTCTTGGGATGAACTTCTGGCTTTTTACTCTTACGCTTTTCGTGTCTCTCAATTGCCTTCTCCTCATTCAATTCACGAGCCTTTTTGTTTCCCAGGTTAATGATATCAATCCAAGCCTGTATTTTCTTACCATGTTTCTTGTGGCCTGTCCAATCTTTTTTAGGATCAAGATTGTTCTCTTCCATGTAGGCCAGCATTTCCTTCTGAGCCTTGCGTGCTTTACGAGCAGCCAGGTCATTCTTACTAACTTCTTTTGCCATTGTAGTTGAGCTGATTAAAATGAGTTTTAATTACCTTTACATGATTATAGTTTAGTCAAGGAGTTTTTGGTTTGCACTTCCTTTACCTCTGAGATAATTATTTCTCTCTTTTGTAAACTAGCCATTAATTTAAGGTGAACAATGGCATCCTCTTGAGATATGTTGGTATATACTATCCTGAATCTATCACTAGTGTTCTTGTCTTCAAAGGTTATAGTTATTATATTACCATTTGTGAGATCTCCTATCCTCTTCACTAGTGACTTCACCTTGCCTAATTTTAAGGTTCTATCCTTTATTAAGGCTTGCTTTTTTCCGGGTGATAATCCTGGTATTGATAACCTTATATCTATATCCTGAATTAACTTACTTAGGTCCTTTATACGATAGATCAGCCCCTTTACTGACGAGTTAAATTGTCCCATTTTGGTTTTTGAATAGAGGTATCACTTCCTATTTTCTGGGCATATATTTCAATCAAATGCAATGTTCTAGAGATAATATATTCCGCCATCATTCTATTTTCTTCGGAAAGATCTTTTTCCTCCTCTAGAAGTAGCTGGTATGATTGCAATTGATTACATAATGCCAGGTATATGATATCATCGTCTTCTTGCATATACTTATACAAAAAATGGGGAGGTTCACCCAGGCTATTTGGATGACCTCCCCTGCATGACTCAAAAACTGAAGTCAGAATCGGTTACTTGGCATAAAGCCTACTCCTCATCTTCTTCATCCTCATCGTCCACGATTTCCTCGGCTTCCTTGCCTTTCTTACCCATACCGGGCATCTTAGGAACAAGGTTCCCGTGCTCTTTCTTGGACTTAACCGATACGCCAGGGATGGTCTCATTCGAGACGGCAATTACCTTACCATCCTTATCGGTTACTACCGACGTAATGAGGACACCGAACTTACGTACGTTCATAGCAAAGGTCTTTACGACGTTTCCACCACCAAGGTCGATAATATCGCACTGCTTGCTGTTGGGTCGCTGACCAGGTGCCCGGTTCTTGAGTCGCTCCTTCAGGGCATCACGTTTGGCCTTCTTCTCCTCTGGAGTTAATTCCTTCTTACCGCCTTTCTTAGTTTCGGGTTTTGCTGCAGCCTTTGCTTCTACTGCCTTTTTCTTAGTTGCCATATCTTTTAATTGGTTAATGGGTTCTTTGAAAAGAGGGTTGACCTGAATTTATTAACTATAATTGCCATATTCACCAGGTACTATCTTCAGCTAATTAAGAGTATAGCAACCCTCTGGATTTTGTTATAGTCGGAATTACCTTTACTTCTTCTTTTTCTTAGTGTCTTTCTTAGAAGCTGCCTTCCCCTTCGGCAAGGTAATACCCAACTCCTTAGCTACTGCCTTACGAAGTTTCTCTACACTCTCCTCATCGAATTCGTCCGGATCGGTTTCAAGCTCCTTGTCATCGCAGAGATCTTCGAGACCTTCAAAATCCATCTCGGCCAAATCCTCCGGACTTACTTCATCATCTTCCTCTCCATCATCTTCCTCTTCATCATCTTCCTCTTCATCATCCTCCGATTCATCCTCGTCCTCATCAGAATCTTCTTCCTCATCATCGTCATCAGAATCTTCTTCCTCATCATCGTCGTCTGAATCCTCATCAGAATCTTCTTCCTCTTCCTCTTCGTCTTCATCAGAGTCATCGGTATCCTCAGCTTCTCCACCAAAGATATCCTCAGCATCATCAGCCGAAATAGGAGTCAGAAGTTCATAGGAACCGTCATCATACTTGATGAGAATTACACCATTAGAGAGAACCTTGCGTTCTACCTCTTTTGCTGCTGCAGCTTTTTTCTTTGCCATAATTGAATTAATTAAAAAGTTGTTTGAAAACTGTTTGATTGATTATAGTTTTGTAATAAACTTTTGAGTATATATCTCTTTATTTTCTTGGACTGCCATAGCTTTCAAGAATACGTTTTTATCTCTGATAGCCTCCAACTTTTGAGTGAATTCATTTTGATCTTTTACCTCAAAGGGTTCACCTTCTTGAGTAAAATTATCATCAACTGCCTTATCTGTTTCTGTATAATACTTTTTAACTCCCACTATGAGCTTTATACCATCCCAGGGATTTTCAGGCTCTTTCTTTTTTACCACCGTCATTTAGCTATTCCGTTTTTATATGCAGTGTAATAGATTCTAGTATATCCTTCTTGTCCTATACCTGAATTTAGAGCAATATGAATATCCCTATAACCTTTTTTATATGCCCTATAATCATGAGCAAAATGTTCAGGATATATATAGTAATCCCCACATACTTTTCTGTTAGTTACTAAATAAGCATACCACCCTGTCTTCATTTTCATAGGAAACTCAGACATTGGAACAAATCCTTGAATTAATAGTTCTTTGAGAATAAACTCTTCTTTTAGGAGTCTCCTTACTTGGGGCATATCACCCAGTCTTTGGGATACTGCCTTTTTATATTCATCCCAATGTCTTCTGGTCCATCTGATAGAACTTATGGTAGACCGTTTAGTTATGGATTTATATGCAAGAGCTACTTTTATTTGACCCCATCCAAAATCACTCTTCTTTGTAAAGAGTTTTCTTTCTTTTAGACTCAGTCTCTTTAGCCTTCGATAGCTTAACAAGCTTTTCTGGAACAGCTTTGAGTAAAGTTCTATATTCTTTTGCTCCATAATTAAACTTCTCTACCAGATTTATAAAGTATTTCTCTTTTTGTTGTGAACTAAGTCTTTTCTTTCTAGCAAGTCTTTCACCAAGAGTTCTTTGAGCACTAGATTTGGCATTTCTATATGCCTCAGTAAGCAATATCTTAGAAATCGGCTTTTTACGTTTTCCACCTATCAAAAGGGATTTACCTATTACAAATTTCTTTTCTAAGGCAGTCTTTCCTTTTATCCAATGAACTGATCTTAGATTTTCTCTACCATAATAAATTAAGAACCTTTGTCTAGCAGCCTTTAATGAATAAAATCCTTGTAATACTACCGCTGGTTCCCCCTTGTAATTATAAGACCATGGATACCATTTATGGAGATATATCTTAACATCCATCTCCCTTATTAACTTACCATGTCTCCTATGAAAATCAGCTCTTCTCTTTTTCTCGAAGTAATAAGCTCTTACATCTGGCGGTAATGAATCAGGATCTATTGCTCCATTTACTACTGTAGCTTCTTTAATACATTCTTTGTATCTGTCTAAAAAACGTTTATCTCTTTGCCTATACTTATGGATCTTTATTTTACCCATAAGTACTTGTCTCAGCCACTTTTGCTTAAAACATTTATTTGTACCATTTATTATAGCAGGTGGTACCCACGGTATACCAAGCTTATAACAACCTTCCTCAAAGTCATCGTGACTATGGAAATACCATATCCTTGGCATACTGCTTAATCTTTCTTTTGTTTACGGAGTGCTGCCCGATACCATTGCTGAATGGATTTTTCTTTAGCCTCCGGGAATTTCTTTTGTACTCTTCTGATAATACGGTCCAAAGGTAATTCTTTATATGTTAACTCAAAAACATATGACTTCTTAGTTCCTTTCCAAAGACCGTTATCATCTTTTTCTTTCTTTGGCTTTTTGGGTTTTTCCAGCCCCTTTATTCTCTTGGTCTTCTTTTGCTTAGTTACAATATCTTCACCTATGAATCCCAAGTTAAGTTGATAACTTCTCATAGGATCATCCTTAGCATATCCAGCTAATTCAAGTTGATTATCCATCCACTTGTCATATTCATCAATGAGAGAATTATCAGGCTTGTTATTCGAATGATGAATATATGAAGCTAACTCATTGTAGTCTGCAGAACAAGCATCTGGGAATGGCATACCAAGAGAAACTGCCCTTCTCTTCATATCCTTGTAGGTCATATTTTCTAACCCACTACCCATTACCTTGATCTTCTCTTTGTTTAGTTTTAAGGGCCTTTTATCATTTTTCTTTCCTTTGCGCATATCTATATAAGTATAAAATTATATTTTTATTTCTTCATTGCAAATATAAACAAATTTATCGAAGTTATAAAATATCTGTATAAAAATTCTAAGAGTTTGATACTAGATTCCTCTTCCTGTGTAATTTATAGGCAGTATCTAGAGTCTCACATGTAAAATCCATGTTATTTATTGATTTGTAGTTAATAGATTTCTGGATTATTTCTCTGTACTCTTTCCAGAACTTCAATCCACCTTTACTATCAACAGTTTTTTCAAAGTATCTTGTCACCAAAAACCCGAAAGTATCTGCAATAGTTTGACTTTCGAATATGTATATCCTTAAATCTGTTATAGCCTTAATAACCTTGTCATCTCTTTTTATGGGCATTACACCATACCCTTCTTCTGGAAAAAGTTCATCTGATACTATAGCTGTAAAATATCTTCTACCTGAAGGACCATTTTTCCAATACTCAGTTATCAACTGCCTTATCTTAAAGTCTGGTATTCTATGAAGATACGATAAATATACCTTATCTTTCTTAGTTGACCTTCTCTTATATGCTGATGGAGCTTGCAATATTCTTGGTAATATTCTATAGTTATTCCACCTATCAAACTCAAGAATCAGAGCATATAAGTCTTTATCCCACTTATTCCCTGATTCTTTAAGCCTTTTCATATTGGTTATTATTCTTGGATTAGTTATAGAGGTTAATAACCAAGATGAATCTCCTGAATGTATTTTTGCTTCCTCCTTTGACAATCTTTTGATCATTGACCCAAATAAATAATCCCTGAACCTCGGCTCGATTGGTGATTTTGGGTTTACTAATGATGGATGTAATTCAAAGTAGTCAGAGAATAACTTAAAAAACTTTTCTGCCCTTGCCTTAAGTTCTAAATACTTATAATGTGGCATCTTTAGAATTTCACCAGCTTCCCAAGTTGATAGACCTTTCCCTTGTATGAACATAAGGCTATTCTTTTCGACATCAGTCAAACAATCCCAAGCTAATTCTTGATGTCTTTCCATATTCAGTATTGTTTGTTCATTAGAATTTCTTCTGTACTACCATCAGGTATTTGTGATAGATCAACATCGTAGTCGGCAGAATACAATTTATATTCATCTGACTCATGATAGGCAGAGTATAGTACATTTTCTCTTGGTACTTCTATTTCTAAACTACCATCCATCTCGGGATATAACCTAACTAGCATCATCTTTGTAGTTAGGTTATTTTCTAATAATATTGCAGGTATTCCTTCAAATGGATATCCTCTAAGTACTACATAATCCCCAATTGCTACTCTTGTTATATCGTCAGCCGAAAATATCTTGTTTGCTTTAGACATCTTTTGGTATTTTTTCACTTCTTCTTTGGTTATTGTAGCTACTACAGAATAATCATCAAAGTCTTCAGCATTGTCAACTCTTAGCCTTTTCCTTTTTGGCCTATAATCTAATGATTTTAAGAATGATAGTATACCTGGGATATCTCTCTTCAGTTTGTTCAAATAATATCTATCGAAGGCTTTTTCTGGCTTCATTCGTAGGAATCCGTAATTGAATAATAATGGAACATCCTCGTACTCATTATTACCTTTACGTGATTTCTTTAATACGCTTATAGTAGGGATAATTGCCTTCACATTTTTATACCCCCTACTCTTTAAGTCAGAGTTAATCCTTTTATAGAACTTCCTATCAAGTCTGAATATACAGTATACATAGGGGGTCTTCATATTACTTAATCAGTTTACGAGCGTACTTAAATACGTCTGAATATTTTACTAACCTCTGAATCTCCTTGAACATATATACCACCAAATTAACCTTTGGAGTCTTTATTTCCATTCTTGAAACTTCTGGGTAATGAGTTATCATAAATAAATCCATTGCACCAGCTTCTATAACAAAGAATGCTTCACCTTTTGGCATAGAATTATACCTCATGATAAGTATTGGTATCTTATTTGCCCGTTTAGCATCCCTTTTAGCTTGTTCCCAAAACGACATAATCTTACAACTTTTGAGACCAAGTAGTATATGTTCAAATTTAATATCCTGATAATTCTTGCACTCAATTGAAAATGGGAAACGACGTGAGTGTTTTTCATCAGTACATACCAAATCTCCAATTGCATCCTTGGCTTTAGCCCATCCACCAGATCCTGGTGTTCTAGAGAATTTATATCCTGTCCATGATTCCCATGCCTTTGCTATGGTACGTTCAAATCTACTTCCCTTGTTTCTACTGTTCTTTCTCATGGTTCTATACCTTTATGACCAATAGTCATTATTTGTATTGTGAAAGGCCCATTTCTCTGGTAACAGTAAGCACCCTGGCATTAGGTATAGGCAGTGATTCTTGATGAGATATTAAGTATAAGGTTTTATCCCTATATACTTTCCTTATAAGTCCTATCACTAGATCAATATATTCTGAACTAAGGTTTTCAAACACCTCATCCAAGAATGCTATATTTATACCCTTAGCTTTAGTCATCACTTCATTCATGGCAAAAGCCATAGCTAAGTTGACCAATTGTCGCTGGCCTCCAGATAACTCTTCATAGGATACTTCTATACCATCCATTATGATTTGGGTATTGAAGTCTTTCTTCACACCTTGTATATCCACATAGAACAGTATACTGAACCCCAATACTTCTGAGTATGAATCAAGAGTCTCATTCAATATATCTAATGAGCTTTCAAATAAGAACGCCTTTATTCCCCTATTTCCAAGAGGATCATCCATCACCCATTTATAATTATCTACCCCTACTTTCTTATCTTCCATCTGACTTTCTATATCAGACAGTTTATCTGTTAATGTAGATAATTGTTCTTTATACTTCTTGATAATGCTTACGTTAACACCCGTTTTTTTCTCTGAGGATAAGTTTTTGATTTCAGCCTCTATATTGTCTATATCTCTCTGTACCTTTTTTGATTCGTATTCTTTATCTTTTATATCCTCTAACTGATCACGATAGCTTGATATGCTATCTGATATCTTGGAATATTTATCTTGAAACTTCTCTATGTCTCCGAATGCTTTTTTAACATCCATTAGACGTTTCAAAGAGTTCTTAATATCCCCTTTCTTTAATAACTTTATAATAATACCAATAAACTCTTCTAGAGATACCTTAGTTTTACTTCTGGCATCATTTATTCTATTAAGTAATTCCCTTTGAGAATCCTTTGCTTCTTGTATCTTTTGTTCAATTAGGTTCTTCTGAGTTACTGTATCCTTAAGCTCATTTGATTTTTTAGCCTTAGCTAGCATGGATAACTTCTTTTCAAGTGACCTTATCTTTGAAGAGATATCAGTCTTTATATGTTTTGATTGTTCTTTTAAGTCATCAAGCATCCTTTGCACTGACTGTATCTTTTCTTTGATCGAGTAATATTTCTGATGGATATCATTGTACTCTTCTAATGATTTAGTGTAGTATCCCTTGGCAATTTCTCTTGCCTTAGAGATATACCCCAATTCAAATATCTCCTCAAACAAGTCTTTCTTATCAGATGGAGATTCTTGTATTAACCTTTTCATTCCCTGACCAAACATGATTGAGTTCATAAAAAGGTCATAAGACATACCTAAATCAGCTACTATAAGCGCTTGTATATCATTCTTATTTTTATCTGATACCTCTATAGCATCTATCTCATAAATAAGTCTGTCTTTTCCTTTTGATCCATTTACTTCACCCTTATATTTAAGGCAACGTGTTATCTTATGGATTTTACCACTTTTACTAAAGTATACCTCTACTTTAGTACCATGATAATTCTTTTGTCTATACTTCTCCCAAGTATTAACATCTGACTTACCTTTTATATTCTTACCATATACTGCCCATACCAAAGCTGATAAGATTGTAGTCTTACCTTCTCCAGTAGCTCCCCTTATTATGGTTATTCCCCTTGAACCAAGATTTAATTCTAAATATGGTATAGAACAGAAACCCTCTATTATGATATTACCGAACTGTATCATTCTGCTTCCTTTATTACCTTTAATAATGTAGCCTTCTTTTCCTTATCTTTTATTCCTTTTGCTTTCATATACCTCCTTACCATGGATTTCTTAGAAAGTTCCCTGGTTATTTGAGGGGTATCTTCTACTTCCATAACTTTAGACTTACTAGCAATTACAGTATAGTAATTGCCATCATCCTTAATCTCATCTTCTGATGATACATCTACAAATTTGGGAAATCCCTTGAATGACTTAAACTCCATTGAGAAGTCTTCATATATTTTCCAATATCCAAGTTTACAATTACGATCTGTTCTTCTTTGTTGTAAAGGAGCCCCAACCATGTATACTTTCTTCCCTAACCTTTGAGGTTTATGTATATGACCTATCAATACTAACTTGAATTTGGTTAGTAGGTTTACATTCAAATTCTCTACTGTTCCAACTTCAGTGTTATCTGTATCTTTAGCTCCTGGGTAGTCTGTATGTAACAATAATATGGTTGGCTTTAACATAGCCCCTTTCAATTCAGCTTTTATCAAACTATCCAACCCTTTATTGTGATCAATATATGGGATACCTACTACTCTGAACTTACCAAAATCATGGTATGAAAAATCTATATTATGTAAGAATGAATACCTACGACATAGATTTGCCCAATGAGACGATGATCTCCTCTCTATAATATTACTCTTCTGTAAATCGTGATTACCTGATATACCGTATATATTAAATTCTTCACACCTATTTAATTCTTCGAACTTATCTATAATAATTTCATCCAGTGAAGTACTTATAAATTCTGGACGGTGCATAAAATCCCCGCAAAATAATGCCGGACATTTATACTTTATACATAAGTCTTTAATCAAATAGAGGACCCTTATATGATTCAGGGTCCTCTTGTTATCTTCATTGAACTTAGAATATTCTCCCAAGTGCAAATCAGAGAATGCTATTCCTATTACCTTCATAATTGAAGAAACTTCCTAATTAAATACTCTCTCTCTTCGTGATTCATTTCATCAAGTATGAGGACCTTTACCTTATAACCCATTATATCCATCACCCCAGTATTTGGAACTCCATTACAAAGTTGATATACTTTTGAATCTGGTTTATATCCCCATACTTTTAATAAACCATACATTATTTGGGATACTTGGTATTGGTAATACTTTGATAATACTCTTTTACCATTATCCTCTGTTACCCACTCGTTAAAGAATTTCTCTGAAAATGGTATAAATATTAAATGTGTACACTGTTGACCAAGTAACATTCTACATAAGTTGATAGCATGATCTAAATCACATTCTTCAATCCTGTGAGATAACTTATTAATGAAATATGCTGCAGAATCAAAGTATGATCTATCTGTTACAAAGTTATCCTCCATTCTGAAAGCTTTGTTACGTAGATTCAATACTTGCATATCTTGCATGAATACCGTCTTTGCATCTTGCTGAATCATATCAGCATGTGGCATATCTTTTGTTTCTGGTACTAAGTCTGAATATGACCCAGATATGAAGGGTATATTCAATAATTCTGCTGTTTCCTTTGCTATGGTAGTTTTCCCTACTCCAGAAACACCAGTGAACATAATTTGATACTTACCGTGATACATAAGTTTGTAGTTTTTTGAAGGGTTCTAAAAAATCAGGTATCTTGAATGATCTTAGATTAAACTTATCTAATACCATAAATAACCTATCTTTCCTTATATTATTAGTACATCCTTTTACCCAAGGGACTTTCTTTATAGGATACAGATTCAAAGCAGATCTTAAGTCTATAAGTGACTTATTCTTCTTATATAACTCTTCTAATTGATCTCTCTCTATTCCTTTGAATCTTGCTTCACTATCTTTGATAAAATCTGCTATACTACCAAACTGATCAAGAAATGATCTAGTCTTTACTTCTCCCATACCATAATAACCAGGTATGTCATCTGACTTATCTCCGTTGAGTATAAGGTAGTCAACACATTCTTCTGCTGAATATCCCATTATCTCCCTACATGTCTGACTATGTACTAAAGTCTCCTTGCTTGGGTTGAATATCTTTACCTTCTTATCTAACAATTGACAGAAGTCTTTATCAGAGGATATTATCAATGATTTACCTTTATGGTTTATTACCAACCAAGCAATGTAATCATCTGATTCATGTCCCAATCCCTTATTGTCTATGATCATTTGAACTCCCAGTAATCTCAATATCCTTCTCAACAAAGATAATTGTTTATTGAAGTCTTCATAATCCATACTTACCTTACTTCTGTGAGCTTTATAACCCTCCAATAAGTCATTACGGAAGTTTGATGATTTACTCTTATGTGTATCAAATGTAATTACCACATGACTTGGCTTAAACCTTACAAGGTATGAACCAAATATTCTTAAGAACCCATAAACTAATCCTGTTCCAGCTCCATTGTTAGCTTTAAGATTCTTAAACTTATGGTATGAACGGTGAGCAAGGTTACTACCGTCCACTACCATAAGCATTCTTGGCTTTCTACCCCTCGTCCGGGATGATTTCATCTTCTTCTGTATCATCTGATTCTATTTGAGATTCATAGTCTAGATCTTCATCAACAGGGAACATGTTTCGTGTAATCTTCTTTAGTTTACGCTTAGTAGTTCCTATGGTATTTATTCCTGCTGCCCTGAGTAATTTTTTCCTAAGATCTCCATCTTCTTCTATCAACCTATGGAAAGCATCTTCACCACGGCATAGTTTATTACCCTCGAACACATATGTACCTCCACCAAGCTTTTCAATTACACCTGCATCCTCTAAAGATTCCTCTAACCAGAAGTATCTATCAAATCCGATCTCATGATACTTTGGGTTGAAATATATCGGGGCTTTAGATATGGTTTCTCTTGGGGGAGATACCTTGTTCTTTTTCATCTGAATAGTTACATACTTACCTGCCCGTCTTTCCTTACCTTTATACTTAATCTTTAGAGTCTTACCTGAAAAGAAAGCCAATCTGATTGAAGCATAAAACTTAAGAGCAGCACCTCCCGGAGTTGTGTTAGTATCTTGACCAAATCCTGCTCCAAGTTTACTACGCAACTGGTTGATACATACCATAGTTACACCTAAACGATAAAATAATTCATTCCTTATTCGGAACATCTTATATATCTGCTTAGCTCTGTTACCCATCTCAGCTTTACCATCTGCCATCTTTGCATCTATGGCTTCTATTGAATCAAGAGCAGCTATTGAATCTATCACAACTATGATAGGTTCATTATTCACTAACTTTGATCTCCAATATATTGCCAAATCTGCTATTGCATCGGATATTGTTTCTATACGGGTATCATTTAATACTGTTACTCTTTCTGGATCCAATCCATTCTCTTCTGCCCATGAATTCATCCATGCTTGTTCTGCATCTACCCATATTACATGACCACCCAATTGCTGAGTAGCATAAGCAAAGTTATAAGCTATCAGTGATTTACCAGAAGATTCCTCTCCCATTATTTCTATAATCTTACCAAATGGAACACCACCACCCATTTGATAGTTGAGAGCAAAGAAAGTAGAAGGAATCCATAACCCGTGATGATTTATGGTACTTGCCTTAAATTGTAAAGATGAGCCATACTTCTTAAGTATCTCATTTTGTGTTGGTACCTTAAATTTTCTGCCACCTGACTTTTTTGGGGCTTTTGCCTTTCTTGCCATACTTATTTGATATTAGATGAAAAGGGTGGGATATAAACTATACCCCACCCCCGGTTTAGGTATATATCTAGAGATTTTAGATATCACCCTTATATTTCCCGTTTTTCTTCTTTTTATCTGCTAGCTTGCTCTTAGAAGATTTTACGGGTGCATCATCTTCATCCTCATCATCACCTCCTTCATTAAGGAAAGATGCCAACTTCTCTTCTAATTGATCATAGGGAAGGATACTTGCTCTTACTGCCTTCTCAAGATCTACATCCTCTCGGTATTTTTTATCAAGCTTTGTTTTCTGGCATGGAGATACAGAATAGCTGGTATCCATCTTACCTGATCCAGTTCTAGTAATCTTGATATCATACCCCTCAATTGGATCGGTCATATCACCCCAATCCTCCTCATCAAGGTATAAATCTATGATATCCTGATATACCGAACGTGGTACCATCATGGGTTTATCAATCTTATCAGGATCTACCTCTTTTCCCTTAGTATCTTTATAAGCTATGACCCCTAAGATATACCTTCTTCTGGGTACTAACTTAGATGCAAGTGCCTTATCATCAGGATCATCTGAATTCTTAAGCTCCTGGAATTTCTCCATGAAAGGACATGGCTCATCAAATGTTGCCGGGGATATGATACCACCATTCTTTGGACCAAGATAGAATTGAACAACTTCTATACCAAGTTCCTCATCTGCACCTCTGGATTTAATACGTACTCGTATTGTTCCTTCTTTGGGATATATCACCCCTCCACCACCGCCTCGCTTTTCTAAATCCCTCTTTCTAGCGAGCATTTTCTCTCTAGTAGTCATTACACTACTTGAACTCTTTTTAGTTTTTTCTTTCATAGCTTTATTTATTAGTTTCAATATAAAGTATCTCGTTCAGTGATAATATAGTTGTTACCTGATCAGGAAGGTCTAGTACATCTAATTCTTTACCAGCATACAGACCATAAGTTACTACTGCACCCACCTGAAGACCTGGATAATCTACTTCCTGTTCTTTGGTAATATACCCAACTTGAATTACTACCCCTTTACGTGGTACAGTATCCTTGTCATGATCCTGCGGTATATAAAGACCACTCTGGGTTTTAGTCTCTGATGTTACCTTTGGAGATACAATTAATACCCTCCCACCTGTTGGTGTTCCTACACCTTTCAGTTTTTCATTTAACCATTTTGCTTCTTCTACTGAAAGAAGGTTTAATTCTACTTTTGACATAATTACTGTTGTTTACGTAAGTTAGCTGATACAGTTCTCAATATGTTTTCTCTTGACTCATAAGCTCGGCATATTCCAATGAACTTATTGGCATTATACTCTGCCTTCATATACCTTTTCAAAGCTCCTTGATAGGCTTTATTATTTTCTGCCTTATGTGAAGCTGCTTCATTATTTACATTACCTGACTCCTTATAATAAAGCCATGCCTTGCTATATGCTTGATCTTTGGCTTTTTCAAGCTTATCCCTTTTATATATAAGCCTATCCCTAACCATTACAAGTAAAGCATAATTAGAAGGGCTCTTTCTTAAAGACTGATTAACCAAGTTCTCATCAATCATGAGTTCCTGATCTAAATCAATCTCATAGGTTTTCCCTTGAAAAAGTATCTTTAGTGTGTTTTTCTTAATCTGGGATAACCGTACTACCTTGGATTCCATATAATCGTTTTCTAAAATCTTCCTTATTCCTTTCTATTTCTTCTGGATATAACTTAGGATAATCCTTAATATCTATACCCTTAAACTTCCTATGCTCTTCAATATATCTATCAGGATCAAAATCTGGCTGTAACATCTTTTTATAGTTATATCCAGGAATAAATGGTAATTCCTCTGCCATTGACCTACCGATAGTTATATCCATTGACATATCTACATCATCGATATTAAATCCGAAATATTTCTTTGTTTCTGGATTCCTACAAGTATCCCATATACTATGCACTACCCAAGTATTTATTTCCTCTGGAGTAGCTAAGTAATAAACTGCATCATGCACGGTGCATGTCTCAGGCATGAATGGTAACTTACCTTGTCTCATTTTCCAATAATTAAGAATAGAAGCAAACAGAGTCATATCACTTGCTGCGGATTGACAGGGTGTATTTACTGATAGTCGTACTGCATAAGCTGCTTCTGCACTATTCTCTGAATATATCTGAGGTAATCTCCTCTTTCGTCCAAATAGTGTTTTTATATATCCTTGCTTAACTAATATCTTCTCTTGTCTCTCCATGAACTTCTTGATTTTAGGATGTTCATGAAAGAATTCATTTAATTGTTGTTGAGCCTCTTCTGGTGTAACTATTAATCCAGCTTTTGGATCTGATAACTTAACTGATAATAGCTTTGCTTGAATACCATATATAATACCGAAGCAAATCTGTTTTGCCTGCTTTCTTCTGTTCTTCCAAAGCTTATAATCTGGATGCTGTTCATCACTATATATTTTATCGGCATCTTCATACGGTATACCATATTTCTTTGCTGCAATAGCAAGGTGAGGATCTTGACCATTTGCAAATGCTTCTAGATATGTTTCATCTCCTGATAGATGAGCCATTATTCTTAACTCTGCCTGAGAATAGTCAAGGGCCATGTACAATTTACCATCTGGGGCTACTAATTGCTTCTTTATATTTGGGTCTACTGAAGTCTTGGGTATCTGTTGAAGATTTGGTTCTTGAGAATTATGATTTAGGATATTATTAGCCACAAACTGATGACAGTTCATAACGGATAAATCATATACACCTTTCTTACCTATCGGTTTAACTTTGGTAATACCAATTTCTTTATACATTTCCTTACCTCCTTTTCTTTTGAGAATCTAGTAAGATTTAGAGATTTTAAATCTAGTCTTATAATTTTATAGCCAAGAGATTTGAGAATACGGTCTCTACCACTATCTGCTTCTTCTTCATGCAAATTTCCATCTAATTCCAAGTTATAATGACCCTTTATTAAAAAGTCTAGATGTATATTATGTTCTGGTATATAATATTGTATTTCATGCTCTATACCCATTTTTTCTAGAGCTTTGTGAAATTTATACTCTATCAAATTTGTAGGAAACTTAATACCATTAGCTACTATCTGTTTCCTAAAAGCTCTCCTCAAAGAACGATTTATCTTCCTAAGTTCCCAAATAAGACAATCCATTTTATAGATAGCCTTAGGAGTATTATAGAAAAATACATCTTCCCATCCCATCCCAGTAATAACTTTACATAAAAGTTTTATATCACATCTAGAAAGAGAATACTGTAGTTTAGTATTAAGTAAAGGAGATCTATTTGGTAGTTTAAAGTTATAGAACTGTTGTATGTGTGACAATTCCCAAGAAGTTAATTGTAGTCTCTCCTTCAAATCCTGTTTACAAGTAGATTTTTTAACGGCTTCTTCTAAATCCAATAAAGGTATAAGCTTACGTGGTTTATACCAATTAATCCTATTAGAATTATTACTACCCATCTGTTTATTAGCAATCTTCTTTCTATGAGATTCCTCTATTTCTTCCCTAGTAAACCATTTATATAGAGAACCTCTCACTATCCTATGACCAATGCCAAAATGATAATTAAAGTCTTCTATATTCCAATTCTCTTGAAAGAAATAATGTAAAAGATCTTCTTTCTTTATATATCTTTTACCATCCTCTACTATTAACTTTAATTTTCTCCTTGGACCGTTGATAGATTTATCTTTGAATACCTTTTGCCTATTGTTCGTAGTCTGGGACATATCTTAAAAGTTTAATTTTAGAATCAATAGTATTTCGGTATTTATTGTAAATTTCCCTTAATCTTTTAGTACCTTTATTAGTTATAAATTTATGATCTAAAGTACATTGAATAGAAGTACCATCTTCAAGTGTTACTTCATACATATCATCAACACCCTTATATATGAAGTTTTCTATTAATTGCCACCCGTCTTTAGTCATGGCACATAATCCTTCACCAATCCAATCCTTAATATCTATAATTGGTATTTCTCCATATTGAGTTAATACTTTTGTATCTCCGCCTATGCAACTCAATCTACCACTAGTTGTTCCATGTATCAAAAATCTACCATGTAATTTACTATCATCCTGTACTTTATCATGCCACCCTTCTATATATGTAGTGTACATCTTCTTTAATCCTCTTAAACTAAGAAGATTATCCAAGAATACTGCTTTTGGACTTTCAGGATCTTTGATAGACAATCTAAGTTCTACCAAAGTATCCTCATCAGTACTTGGCTTATCAGTATCATGATTTGTAGTCTTATCCTTTGTATATTTTATAATGGGGAATTTGAATCCCTTTTTAGAGTATAACAACATTGGTAAATCCAATGGACTACCTAAATTTATCTCCCGAGTTAATTCTAATTCCTTCTTTGTTGTAAATACACCAGCTCTTATATTGGATATTTTCTGTTCCCTGCTAGCTATCTTCCTTGCATCTTTTGGATCACTATGATCCAAGTCTTCTAGTTCTTTTTCAATTGAGGAAATATATTTGCTTATTCTTTCTTGGATAAGCCATCTAGAGAATCTTTTTACTCTTGGAAGATTCAAGCAATTAGAAGTTGCTTGATCAATCTTGGGTTTGTAAGATTCAAGTAATTCTTGATTGAACTTTCTATCAAGGTATAATCCGGTTTTTTCTGCATGCTGCAATACCCTGGAAGCTGGCATTATCAAATGCCTTAATAAAGGATACATACCTATTTCTATCAATTTGTTCTCAAAGAACATAGATAATCGTAAGGTATAATCTGTATCCTGACATCCATATTTGCAAAGTTGTTCTAATGGCTTTTTATCCCATGGTATCTTATCAAACTTATCTGCCTTCTCATAATCCCCGTGTTCTGGTAAATACCTACGAACCATTGATTTAAGGTCATTCGGTCTCTCTTCATTTAAGAGGTACTTCATTAACATACCATCTAATACTGTACCTCTTACATATATACCATACAACTCAAATATCTGAAGGTCAAACTTCAGATTCCAACCTACTTTGGTTACTTTTGGATTCTCAACTACTTTTCTACCAAAGTATAGAAGCCATTTTTTCCAATGAGGGTTATCATATTCATGATGACATAATGGAATAGATACTCCAGAACCAACCTGAAAAGTTACTGATAGAATAGTTGGTCTGAATGTTTTATTGTATATGCCTTCAGCATTGGTCTCATAGTCAATTGAAGCTATACCTGTCTTCAGACAAGCTTTCACAAGTTTCTTAACCTGTGAAAAACTCTTAATTATGGCATATCTTGACTCCATCTATAATATTATTAAATATTGCAGTATTCAATAGTTATTTAATAAACCATAACTATGTTGAGATTCTTTAGCTTATTCGACAATAAGACAGTATACTTTTTACGGTATACTGTCTATAACCTACTTCAATATTTGAAAGTCTTCCGTATTGTTTTTATATGTTTTATGAGTATTCACCAATATCCTACCATGTAATCCGGGATATTTCTTGGGAGTTAAGTAATCCTCTCCATATATGTCTTCCAATACTCCATGGTAAATATTCGGTACTCTCAAATCTCTACCTTCAAATGTTAAGAATACATCCGGATATTGGTTCTTGTAAAAATCAATATTCTTTATGATATTGTTATGTTCAGGAAAAGCTAATGTTGCCCAACAATTCTCTTGAGTGTTATTATACCTTTTCCTATTCTTTTCATAAAGGTTTTTAAGGTAATTCATTCTTTCCCTTTCAAGGGGAATATTAGCAAATTTCCAGCTCCTATTCTTTAAAAAGAAGAGTTCTAGTTTAATTAATTGCAATTCATATAGAAATCTTTCCCTTTTCCCCTTATCTTCTGGAACTCTATCTAATGGGAATATATCTATGAATATGCCTTGATTAAAATCCCAATTAGCCTCTAAATCCTTTTCCAATATAGCAGTAGTATCACTCCTTCTTATCTTAGCATGTTGATAGATAGAACTATCAGTATCTGGTACTTGTAAGAAATATGGATATTCTAAATTTTCCCTACAGTATGATATAAACTTATCATATTCATCTCTGAACATTACCAAATCGATATCATCATCCCAAGGTATGAATCCTTGGTGTCTAACTGCACCCAATAGTGTACCTGCATCAAGATAATATTTTACTCCTATCTTGTCACATATATTAACTACTAGATCTAACATATCTAGTTCTATATCCCATACTTCTCTCCTAAGGTTGCTTATTAGATGACCATTATGGATATGATTACTAATATTATTCATATTATTCATGATTGTATAATAATCTTACTACATCAATATCTTCTGCGAAAGTTACCTTGAAGTTCAATCTATTACCCATTACATAGTTCACTAAACCACCGTTGTCTTCATACAAATCAGAAGCTGTTTGGTATTCTATACCCTTATCTTTTGCCTTATTATAACATCCATAGAATTGGTAAAATGGAAATACCATGGGAGTCTGAAGCCTCATGTACTTATCCTTAGTATATACTACCTTATCAGAATCTAATCTTAATGTACCAGTTGCTGGAATATACGGTACATATGCAGTGCTATTAAACCTACAATTATTAACCATGAATGTTAGTAGATTTTTATCGAAACCAACTCTTACACCATCATGGAAAGTAACTGTATTTGGCCAAAGTGATTCCTCATCTGTTAATAAGCTTTCAAATCCTAAGATTCTCGAGTGTTGTGCAGTATCACCACCGGGTATTACTGTGATTAATCTACCTAATTTACCTGGATAGTTATGAGATATTCTATTTTTTACCCACTCTACATACTCAGGATTCACAACAAGAACTATCTTACGATAACATCCAGTACGTATAAATTTATCTAATGGGATTTCAAATAGGTATTTATCTTGTGATACTTTTAAGAATTGTTTGGGTACTTCTTTATTTGTTCTTGTACCTTTTCCAGCCATGGTAATTATAACATCATTCATAAGACAAGAGTATTTGATACTATGTACTCGGAGCGGGAGTCGAACCCGCAAGGTCAATGACCGTCAGAGCTTAAATCTGATGAGTTTACCTATTTCTCCATCCGAGCTTAATTAGTACGGGAGACAGGATTCGAACCTGCGACCCCTTGCTCCCAAAGCAAGTACACTAACCTGACTGTGCTACTCCCGTAATTGGTACCAGCCTGTATCACTACTGTCTAGTACCTCCGAATTTACCAGGACTGTTATCCACGCGCAAAATAAAAAAAATCCTTGGTGGGCCCAGAGGGGTTTGAACCCCCGACCTTCGGATTATGAGTCCGCTGCTCTTACCAACTGAGCTATGGGCCCTTGTGAGGGTAATGGTAATTTCTTTACTACTAAACTCGATTCCCAGAACAAAACATCATTTCAATTACCAATTACCCTCTGAGGTTATCTCAATTCTGTTTGGATTGATGTCTTAAGCTTTATCCAATCTTTTTTATAGCTATGCAAACTATCAATAGTATGATATAAATAACCTGGCTTAATTTTAACTTCACTAGCTACATATTCCATTAATCTCCATGCCAGATATACATCATTTCCGAAATGAGTTACAAAATCTGATGACCTTTGGTGATAGCAAATATTTAATTGCTTTTCTCCTCTGGCATTCTCTCGGATAAGGAAGTCATAATACATGGAACATGGTATTCTATGTTCACCACCAAGATAGTTTGAATCACAATCCTCATTAAAACCATCCTCACCATATATATTTAGTATGGCTTTTCTAGTATCGTTGTCTGTTTTTAACAACTCTATAATTGCTTCTATTTTAGAAAATGCCTTGCCTTTATATAAAACTGTCTCATTCATACGTTCAGCATAGGTATAATCAAAGAACCCCTTTACTAAGAACTCTTCCCAGATATCTTTACGTAATTCCCAAGCTTTACCTGGATTTTCCATTACTCCACTAATTCTCTCTTTAAATTCGGCATCTGCCCAATCTTTAGATTTGGTAAATACAAATAATGGAGATGGATCATCCATGTGAGTTAAGCAATATTGTTCACAAATAAGCTCTTTAGTTATGAACTCATCTTTGCCTTCTATTACTTTGTTTTGGTAAGTTTTTGGTTTTACCTCTGTACCCATCTCCCATATATTACGGGCAGTCTCAGACATCAATTCGTAGGGATTTGAATATATTCTCATAGTTATAATTTTTTTTATGTTTGCAATTCAATAGACTTCCCTTTCTTAGAAAGGTAGCCAGTCTTCATTACCAAGTGTACAATCCTTAGCCAGAGTTTTGGGATATTTGAATAGTTCTGGTCTCAATACTTTCAAAGCTCTTTTATGTACCTTATACTTTATCTTTTCGGGATCTACTTTAAGTAAGTACTTCAGCCTATCGTACCAATTACTGTCATATATACCCAACTTATCACTAAGTTTTAGTAGGTCTTCATGAGCATGATACATTAATAATACTGTATCATCGTTGAATATCTGACTAAAATGTATGGATATACAGAATTTATCCCCAGTAAATATATATTCACCAATCCTCTGAATTAATAGAAGATCACATATTAGTCTTTTAGTTACTTCAGAAGCCCTCATGAATACTGTTATCATTGGGCAATCCATACCAGCTTTCTTAGATACAGTAAGTGATAGTAAGCAATTCTTTCCATGAGCATGCTTATTATCAAACTGATACCCTATATTGAAAATCTTTCTTGAATTCAATGATCTCACAACTTCTTGTCTCAGATCAACCATTGAATTCTCATCTATATAGTTAGCTATCAAAGATTTCCATTTAGCAGATGTATAATTAAAATGCCTGCCAAAATCAAATTCTGGGTCTACTAGAGGTTCTTTAATATAAATTACTAAATCATTTATATATTGAGCTTTACCAATTCTTTCAATACCCAAACCGGGAGTATTGAATAAGAATAACCTGTTAAGCCCCTCCCAAGCTTTCATGCTATTTCGGAACACTAACAGGTTATTCTTTATTTTCAACTTACTCATTAGCCTCAGCTATTGGTTCGTTATCATCCATATCATCTTCCTCCGGTGAAGAGAAGGATATAAGCTTTTTCTTTTTCTTCTCCGTATTCTCTTCCAACTTTAGTTTAAGGCCATACTTCTCTGTGAACTTGAGATATGTCTTCTTTATCATGTTACGCTTTAGAATTGATGGGCATACTTCTGGTAATGGAATTCCATCCCAATCTCCAATTTCTAAGTCAGAAGCCAACATTGATTTTTGCTTATATCCCAAATCTTTCCTAAGTACTTTGAAAGCTCTAAAACTGTTGCCATAGGTTTTATAACTAGCCTCATCACTTGTCATTAATTTTTTCAGTGACTTACGTATCTTTTTCCTACGAGCCTCATCATTACAGTTTTCTTTCAAGAACTCTTTTAAGTCCTTTATGTTCTGATATAGAAGTATAGTAGTATCATTTGCCCAAGCAGCCTTGATAACTAACTTCAATGAGAAATTATCATGACCATAAATGTACTGTCCCATACGACAGAACAACAACATGTCTATAGGCAACCTTGTAACTATTTCTGATGAACGTATGATTACCGTCACCTCGGGATTATCAACCCCGATCTTACGAGAGAATATACCCCCAACCAAGCATCCTTTTCCACTTCCATGATTGTCAGCAAAATGGAAACCTATGTGATAATTCCTATTTACTGCCTTATTCTCCTCTAACTTCCTTATCATTAACTTTGCCTGATCAAGAATATCAAGATCAAGGTAATTAGTTATTAATCCAGTCCACTTAGTAATTGTATATCCGAATAACTTACCAAAATCAAATTCTGGATCAAACTTAGCTTCTGATATCTCTACTACCAGATCATAAGTTAATAACGAATCGGTTAAGTTATAACCCATGCCTTCACTAAACCATTCTGGTTTCTTAACCAGGAAATTTTCTAATATTTGCTCCCAAGCATCTACTGGCCTATTACTCTTTACTATGTTCATAGTTTCTTAAAAATTTACTAATAGCTGGTTGGCCATATATCTAATTAGTATAGTGACTTCTGCCGAAATTTATTTACGTGGTTCTTCTTAAAGTATATGTAGAATACTTCCTTTGAATCCATACCTATCCATCCAAGATATCCACAGAAATATATGAATGCCTTCACTAATTCTGCCTGATACTTTAACTCTTGAGTCATTACCTGAGATTGCTTCCAAGGCTTATTCTTCAAGAAGTTACGAGCAATGTTAAGGTGATGGGTTATCTTCCACAGAATGTATGGATATTGAATCTCATAATCTTCATAGTTATATAACCTACCACCTACTAATAATTTAATGTTGTATTCAGGGAAAGATCCATTATCTTTATTCCCATACCACTTTAAGAGATCTATCTTTTGATGATTAAATATAACATCAATATTACCCTCATCCATCAACCATTTTACTCCCATACTTTGAGCAATGATCAATATATCATTCCTCATAACGGTTAAGAGATTAATCTCTTCCCTACTGTAGTTATGATCCTTAGCATACTTCTCCATGTATGACATGATATCCTCCGGACCTACATTTGCATATATTAGCAACTCTACAAAGAAGTGTATTGCATCTGCATTCTCTTCATTGGCATTTTGAAGATTGTTTAACAATTCAATGTAGATTGAGTCTTCACAATTACCATTAGCTAACTTCCAATGATTTTTACTCATACTTTCACTGATAGCTTGGAATGATTCATATCCCTCTGATAATTCCTCTACCACTCTAGCAGTGAAATCCTTCAACAAGGATTGTGATGCCTTAGTATTTATGTCTATTGGGTATTGTGGTAATCCCTCTATGCCTATATAACCAGATAACAGTTCTTTTTGCATAGAGTATATCTCTTCCAAATACTTATCACCCTGTATGATACCAGGTTCCTGAATTATGTCCCTCGAGTCCATCTTCTTATTTGTTATCGTGTGCACCAAATCCTTTATCTCCTCTTGTTCCCCAGTCCTTTGCTTTCTCTTCATACTCCTCATTAGGTATCTCTATGGGATTTGAAAGTAGGATTGGAACATGTATGAACTGCATTATCTTCTTATCCTGTTGAAGAGGTATCCATACTTCTTCAGGTGAATTATTTTGTATACCTATGTGCATTTCACCAGTATATGGACTATCCACAATCTCTGCAGTGAATGTCAACCCATCTTTAGTAGCAACCCCAGATTTGTTTGCTGCCATTAGCATAGACTCTTTGGGATTGATCAGTACCTTTATACCTGATGGAATAAGCAACCTTCCATGAGGTTTAACGATTACATAAAGATCATCAGTTCCCATACCATTGAACTTGATATAACCTTTACTATACATCTTACGGTTGATACCAACCATATCACGTAAATCTTTTTCCCCCACCCTTAGTATATCCTTTTCTGATAACTTAGGGATATAGAAATCTAAACCTGCATCCCCTTCGTTTGCTCGGTTGGGGGATTTAACCTCCCGAATCTTTGTGAATTCTAATTGAATCATGTTATTTACTGTTAAATTTACGGTATAAGTCTCTTGCTTCTTTACGTGATAATTCAAACCTACTCTGAAGCTTATCAAGTATTTCTCTCTTACCAAGTTTATCCCTTACCAATTTACGGTAATACTTCTTGCAACCTTCCATATCAATCAAAGGTTCCAAATCCTTGTATTGGGTATCAGCTTCTAATTCCTTTCTGGTCTTACCCATTAGATCTGTGAACTTGATACAACATAATTCGGAATCCCCGCACATCTTGCATTCCTTAGTTGAAAGATCATAATGCTTACCAAAGCATACATCTCCGTTTGTTCCCAACTTAGAAATATCCATTGGTTCAAGGATATCACCTGATTCTAATTCTTCCCTGGCATCTTTAAGTTTGTCTTTCTTTTTCTTAGCCATATATTCGAGTGTTTGATATCATTCAATAGTTAATAGGTTTTTCTGTTTCATTGATGTAGAATAGTATATGCACTAACTTTCAGGCAATCCCTTATGCGTGCGTGCGCATTATTAAGCTTTAGCTTAAAGACTTACTAAAGTAAGTATAGAAAGTATAAGTTTATATAGCTTTAGCTATATAAACCTCTATTAGTATTTAGTATACTAAATACTAATAGAGATATACAGGTAAGTATATACGCATACGCGTGCGTATTATCCCTCCACCTTGATTACCTTTAAATTTTCTTTCTGATAATACGTTTTTCTATGATTGCCATGCCTCTTAAGGTAATGACCAGGGAATTGAAGGTCATCAAGATATGCCTTCTTCTTATTCATGTGAGTTCTTGCAAGACGTCCCAATATCTGTATCGATTTTTCATTAGAATCCATTGATGCAGTATTCTGAAGATATTTCAATTCAGGGAAATTTTGACCTCTAGAAATGATTGTAGTAGCAATTAGCACATCAATTCTCCCTTCCCTGAAATCTTGTAGAATTTTATCACGCCCTTTTGTCTTATGATGTACATATTGTATACTGTAATCATTTCCAAGATGTTTAACGTAATACTTGTAAAGATTTTCACAATGGTCAATGAACTTACATACAATAAGAGCTGGCAATCTTTTTCTCTTCAGATTGTATCTTGTACGATCAAGAGAAAACTTCCAAGCTTCTTTGTTATCACATATCACTTCTTTGTATTCTGTTGGATAGTCAACTTCTTTAGAATACTTAAAGGGAGCATATACCAGTTTACAGGTGATGGGAGTAGAATATCCTTTCTCTATCATATCAACCAGTTTTACTTGGTTAACTTTATCACCAATGAAAGACATGATATTTAGGTTATGTATCAATTTCTTCTTCTGGTCACTCATGTAAATTGTACCACTCAATCCAATTCGTATTCTAGAGTTGTATAAGTGCTGTATTACGGTTTTATAGGTTTTGTTATCTATGACATCAGCCTCATCTATTAATACCATATCAATTTCTGATAGGAATCTTTGGTACCGTTTTATGTTAGACGATAATGACTGTACCATGCACACATTGAAGTTACCCCAATCATTACATTCACTACCTTGGATAAATGCAATCTTTTCACCTGGTAACAACTCTGGAATCTCCTTTTTGAATTGCTTAAACAAATCTGCACTGTTTAATAACAACACAGTTTTCAATTTCCTATTGAAGGCTTGATGTAACCCACAGAATATAAGTGTCTTACCAAAATTTACAGCCAGGTCTGATGCACAAATCAGGAAAGGAGTATCCCCTACACGATTATTTAATATCTTTTCTAGAGCTTCTTTTTGTACTTCCCGTAGATTTTTATCTCCCAGTATATCTGGAATTACTGGTTTAATTCCTAACGGGGGTCTATTATCTATAATTTTTACTTTTTGTCCCATTTTACAGCATTCATTATAAACCTTATTCAGTAGGCCTATCTTGAATTGACCATAGTTTGAGATATATTTTACATACCCATCCCAATTCTTTGCCCTGCTATACATCAATATATGCCAGGCATCAGGATGCTTGATCCTGAAAGCCTCATATAATTTGTTTGTGAATTTAGCTGGACCAGAAATCTCACAAACATTACAGTTCTTGATAGTTATAGTTATCATATTCTTATATCAAATATCCAACAAATAATACCCAATATCAAACCAATTATTATAGCTACAGTATATAACACTAATAAGGGTTTAGCTGCTTCTACCATTGGATCATATCTTTTCATATCCTATCTTTTAAAGGCATCCCAATCCACATGTTCAGACTTGGGTCGGGATACAATGTTAAATTTAGCCATATAATTAATTACTCTTTGACGAGCCTTATCATTTGATAAATCTTCTATCTTAGGTATACCATTACAGAATTCAAGAGCATAGAATTGAGCCTGAACAAAAGTTTCATAGTCAACCCCTATCTCATCTGCAAGTTTTCTTGCTCTCACAAACCATACATATTCTTGTGGATTCTTATCATAAGTATTGTTGATACCTATTCTGTCGAGGATTTCCTTTGTATAGTTCTCATATACCTCTCTAGTATATTCTGGATATTTATCCTCTTTAACTTCTATCTCAGAATCATATATCTCAATTATCCAATTAACTCTTTGATGTAACCAATTAGCACAGAAGTTATAATTAACTCTCTTGGCTTGAGCCATGAGTTTAAGGCCAGTAGTTACAAATTCAATATAACCTTGACGAGGTTCAAATCCATACTTTTGACAGAATTCATTTACAACAGGTACCAACTCTTTTATTGATGCCCATTGTAAATCTGTTTGCTTTATTTTAGTTACTCCTATATGTTTTAATTGTATTCTAGTAGAGTATATAATATCGGCTAATAAATTAGCATCCCCTATACTACCTGAAGTTCTACTGATAGCCTTTTTTCTTACTGGTTTATTATCCCCAATTACTGATCTATGATCCAAAGAATATTGCCTGGCTCTTGTAAAAAATTTATCCACAAATTCTTCTGATACTTTATCCCCAATCTCATTCCATAATTTACGGAATAAAGATTTGGATATATGGATTGACGGTTCTCTCTTTACCTTATTCATAACTCTTATATACTACTCTTGCCTTAGCTTTTAACTTATCATTTCTTTCACAGTATTCAGTGTAACTTTTATTCATCTCAACCCGTATAATTTCTGAATTATCTTCATACCATATATGATAAATTGAATCTTCAAATCCTGATGGTACTGAATATTTGACCTTCCTCCAAATAGGGATAATACCCAACAGATAGTTAGTTACCATCTTACAATAATATAGGTCACATGAGGCATCGTAATAAATCTTATACTTGTTATATTTGTTATTATGAATAAGGCTATTTGAAGAGTCGGTTATATTGCATAACCAAGTAGTTACAATAAGTGTAATAAATGAAAGTAATACCACTGATATAACCCAAATTAAAAGTGCCATAATTTATAATTTTAGTTCTGATTTTATAGTTAAAAGTTCTTGATAAGTCTGATATGTCGTCTTTCGTACATATTCTAAAGTCTTTCTCTTACCCAAAGAATTCACATCTTCATTATCAGGTAGAAATACCACCTTTACCTTTTTAAAGGGTACTAATTTGAAAGCCAGGTCTAATGCCTTATCCTTAGCATCTGGGTCAATTAATATAATAAACTTTTCTACTGGGCTTTTAATAAATCTATTCACCTGATATCTTGAAATGGCCTTGCCTCCCGTTGCAATCCCATTTTCTCCGATAGTCTCTGCATTAATTGCACCCTCACAAATATAAACTGTTTTATATATTTCTAGAGCATCTGCATTATAAATAATAAAACTCTTTCCCAAACCTGTTATATCTACTTCTGGATTGTTATATTTGGGGCCAGCGCCCATATATAATCTGGCATTGAAATAAGTTAATTGCCCATGCTCCGTAAATGGGATAATTACATAACCCAGGTACTTACCTTCATTGCAATATCCCCATCCCTTACGAGCCAATTCATCTATATTGAATCCTCTTCTCTTCAAATAATTCCTGGCTGACTTTGCCAATACAGAATTACCCATAGATATATTCTTGAATCCATCAGGGAGGAAAAATTCTTTCTTACCTTTTAATTCAACCTTCTCCTCCTTAAATACATATCCAGAATAATCACCCGATTCAAGTATATGCAATACTTCTTGAAAACTATCTGTATTCTCTAGATACATGATTAATTCAATAGGGGAGGGATGTTCTCCACATCGGAAACAATTGCACCTATTACTTGAAAGATTAATACCGAACTTCTTTTCTCTTCCACAGTATGGACAGTTTGATTTCATCCATGAGTGTCTGTAATCAAAAGCCCCTATCTTTCTTATAAAGTATTGATGGAGCCTGCCCTTGAGATTATTATTAAGTTTCATATAAGTAAACAAAAATACCCGACCATGTTATCCATAGCCGGGTGATTATTACTTAATTGGTAATTTCTTACAGAACTCTGGTACTAAGTAATACATAATATAACCTCTCCTTATTTTATATAGTTCCATTTGAGCTTCGTCTAATCTAAGAAAATTAGTAGGAAATGGAATACAGTATTCATCTTGGCTTTGATTATAATCTGCTTTCCTTACAAATGTACTACCATTGGGAATACACATCTTAAATGTGATAGAAGCTTTTGGATGATTTATATGAACCCATGGTTTAGTAAAATATCCAAGGGCATTGTCCTCATTTATTGGGCATACTACCCCGTATCTATTACCAGCTTGTCTTCTTAAGCATATCTCTTTAGAAGCTCTCCTACGGAATATCTTTAGCAATCTGATATCCATGATTACATATGTTCTACAGTATGAAATTCTCTTAAATGTACAATAGAATTGCATTCTGGGCATATAATACTTTCTTCTCCACAATGTTCTGAACCATAGGATAAATCCAAGAATGTTTCATATTTAGTAAAGGCAATTACCTTATTACATTTTGGGCAAGATGTAACTCTTTCTCCAAATACAGCCAAATCACTTGAATCAATAATCCGTGTCATACGATTTTAATTTATTAAGGTTTATAATATGTTACTAAATATCACCAGTGGTTTTACTCCTCTTTTCAGAGTTTGCATTGGGATTACTTACCTTCTTTTTCTTTTTAAGCATATCATCTACTTGTCTACCCATGGACTCATCATATTTAGCTCTGGCTTCTCTTGAAAACTCTTTCATACGTTGTCTTTCTGGATCCATGTTAAACATAACCCTACCAGTTGGAACTCCATCACGTTGAACTACAACCTCCATCCTCATGATATTATGTTCTTCCTCATCTGGTGTAGAATTCAACCCCATTACGCATTTTGCATTTCTTATAATTGATATAGCAGAAGCAATATCATTATCCTCGTATCTTGTTTCTTGATGCTTAGCGCCTTCTCTGGTAACATGTTGGGCAGTCCATATTGCATCTAGCCCAAGTTCATTACCCATATTATCTATATCAATATATACGTTGTTAATACGTTCTACATCATCCTTATCTCTGGAAATAGAAGCTAACTTTGCAGCATAGTCAATCATGATGACATGCACCTTTATACCTTTCTCTGATTCTAACTTCCTGACTAGATTCTTGATAGTATTACAATCGGCAATGGTTGCTGGTACACGCTCAACTATAAACTCTACACCAAGACGTTTATATTTACGCATGTGTCTTTGCTCCATCTTATCATAATCACCAGTTAACATCTCTCTCTTAGTTTTGTTGAGAGTAGATTGGATCATACGATCCATTAACTGGTTCTTACCATTCTCAGTATCAATATATAATACGTTCTTCCTCATTGCCAAGTATCCCCTTGCTATATTTATAAGTGCAAAGGTCTTTCTCCGTTTGGGTCGATCAATCAACACAAATAAAGAATTCTTAGGATACCCATCCCCATTACCCAACTTATTCAATTGCCAAAATGGAGTAGGAACTACATCCGGATCAACCTTTCTCATAAGTTGACGCATTGCAGTTCCACTAACCATTAACAATGGTTCATCCTTCTTTTGAGGTTTTGAATTTTGAAGGATCTTAGTTAACTTTGATTGATATGTTTCGTATGAGTTATAATCCGAGAAATCCATACTCTCATTCAAAGCCTTCAATTCTATATAAGCAATGAATTTATGTATATTATCTAAAATTATGTCTACATCTTTTAACGGCTTGTTATATAGTTCTAATATTAATTTATGTATATTAGGGATATCATCCTTAGTTACTAAGTCTACATAGTTTTTGCCTTCCAATAAAGTTTTTACCTGTTCTATCATTAAAACTTCACTAGGGATACGTTGATACTTTTTAACGAACTTTATTAAGGCTTCTACTACAATTGAATGCTCTATCAGAGTAAAATATCCAGGCTTTATCTTTGGGATATATAATAATGATTCTTTCCCTTGTATTAAAAACCTTAGTACTTCCAATTGAAACTCGATCGAAAACGTAAATTTATCGCAAGAGTTTAACTTCTTCTTTACCTTATTTTGTTTCATATATTAATATAATATTCTGGGATGTATTATCAATAGTATCTGCTAGATGATATAGTTCATTAGGCTTATCTTTGAACTAACTTCAACACAAACGGTGAAATAATTTTTATAAATTCATACCAGTTGTTACTTATTATATTATATTTGCATTGTTAAAAAATCTTTACTACTATGAAGGGCAATAACGGAAGTGAACTACATCGGTTAACAGAATTAAAACCTTATAATGAGGATTTGTTTAATAGGTTGTATAAAACCTGTAAACCATTAATCCGCAGATTAGTAAGGGGAATAGATTCTAGAAGATTTAATGTTACACCAGATATAATCAACTCTTTTTTCTGGGATAAGTTCTTGTATGTATTCAATAAATATCAAAGTGAGTATGATGAAGAAAGATTAAAGGCCACTCTTTTATCTTCCCTTCAAACTTTCAAGAGTAAGTTATTGCGTAATGCCTATACTAAACAGGCAGAGTTTAATCAGGAGTTAACTTCATTTGAAGTCCTATTTGATAATAACAAGGAATTACTTGATGACTCAGAAGAAACTCGTATCAAGGAAGAACAATCACAAAGATTCCATGAATACATGAAAGAACATCTTACACCTGATGAGTATTTGGTTATGAAGATACAGCTTGAACCCCCCAAATGGTTTGAGTCAAGAATAAAGGAATCACACGGTAAGTTATCTATCCTTCACTTGATTGATTACTTTGAGTTGCCAAGAGATAAATTTGCAGTAAATATGTTTTCTCACATGAGAAAGAACATACAAAAAACTTTAGAACAAGCTGCTGTAGATCTTAGACAATAAAAAAAGCCAGAGCAGGATTAAACATAATCCCACTCCAGCCCCACTTAACCAACTCAACTATGGCTTAAGTTTAATGTACATATTAGACATGAGGAGTAATAGAAACATCTCCGGTATTACATAAATCCCATACATCGTTCAGCATAAATGGGATAAATGTAGTACCAAAATAAGTACTTTGTATAGTAGAGGATGACCCTGTTATAGTACCTACTACTACCTCTAAGTAAAAATTACCCGATGAATCATCTATTAAATAAACAAAGATATGACCATTTACTTCTGATGCCAATCCAGTCTGAGTAGTATTGACCATCAATGGTATACTTTGCAATAACAACTTTCCACCATGTTCTTGGGCAGTAACCTTCTTATAGAAGTCATACACATTTTTTAGTACGTAAGACTTAAAGTGTAAGGCCAATTCCGAATTCAAGTCTAACCTAAAAGTACCTTGTGTATATGGTGAAGAAGTATTACTTAGATATATATACCAGGATAAATTTATACCAGTAGGATACAATCTGAAGGTTATTCCACATGTATCACTTGAAGTTAAACCTCCACTCTTAGTATCTATAAATATTCTAGTATACCTCTTATCTCTTTTAGATGATGTATCTAATTTATCTCCGGTATTAGCAAACCTATTGAAAAAGTTATTTAATACCAATGCCAAATAATAACTGGGATCATCAGACGGTTTTACTACTTTTGAACTTTTTCCATTACCTACCTGATCATATAAAGAATCAGGAGTCTGTGACCCATCTTTGTTTATTAAGCATATAATACCAGCAGTAGTAGAACCTGATTCCCCAGTTCCTTGAAAATCACCCGATAAGCTTCCTTTAATGTCTCTTGGATTAGTTAACCTAACAGCACTAGATCCCAGGCTTAATCCCCATTTGGAGATAGATGGTAAACCAGTATCCTGATTAGTACCAGAAGATAGTATATCCAAATATATTGCCCTTATGTTACTCAGATATAACGTATTACTGGTAAACGTTTTTCCAGCTCCCTCATAAAGACTTACTCCGAGATATACAAGTTTCTTTATGGTAATACTTACTGTACCATCACCAGTTCCTTCATCTGTAACATTAATATCTAAAGTGTAATCGCATTCTATGCCTTTACCAAGAGTATTCACCTGGTTCTGAAGTATGCTGTTCAATCCCTTCAGGCTATCAATATCATCCTCTATAACTGGTATATTCTTTACTTTCTGATTAAGTGAAAGGATATCAAATGACCCGTTTGTGAAAGGACTCACTGGCCATTTACCATCATAGGATACCAAAGCCATTTTATACCCAAAAGAAGCATACACATCATTATCACCCCAACTTGGGTCATATCCTATGATATAGATACCTACCAAAGCATCAGTATCTCTATTTATCCAACCAGTTGGTAATATAGTGCCTACAAGGGATGAAAAGTCTAATGATGCTACTTCTGCTGGACTATAAGTACCACCAGTACTCTTTTCTAGTGTTAACCAAGTAATACTAAAATCACCAACCCCAAGATTACTGGCATCTGATACAGGAGTATAACTGTGGCTTACTTTCATGGCAAAAGCCACAAACTTACTTGGATTACTTAAATCAAACCATCCGCCGGTTGGCTTTACATCAGTAAAATCCAGAATAGTTGGACATATGTGTATAAGCCCATCATTAGTTATAGTGGCATTGACTACCGTCCCACTATTATTTTCTCCATCGGATAATATAATCCTCCTATTAGCTTTCTTTAATATGGTAGGAGCAGATATACCAGCACTGGATAGACTGGGATCCCATGAACCTCTGATTACTACATGATCAGTGGAAGTATCCACAATATCGAATCCACATATTGGGCCATTACCATGAGCAATAGCTATGGGTTCCATAGTTTCCTTTGATTCAATCAAATCACCATATACTTGATAGAATCTCTGTTGAACTACACCGTTATCAACTACTGTTACATTATTAGCCATATCTCTACATTTTTAATTTATCCAAATTTTCGTCTATGAAAACGAAAGCCTTAGTTAAAGACTCAACTAACTTGTGGTTTACATTATCATCCTCTAATAAAGCTACATCATCTAGATTATCCTGGAAAAGCCATTCAAGTAATGCTCCCCAGTAGTTATTACCCATAAGTACTGTAAAGTTAGCTTCCTTATCTGGATCACCGTCTGACTTATCCATACGGTGTTTATATCCATCTATAGTTGGGAAGTCTTTCTGTAGCTGTTCAAATATTACCGTGGCAAATAAATCTGAACGGGTCTGCCCTTTGGAAGTATAAATTTCAAAACCTCTTGCAGTGCACCACTCATTCCCCATGCCTGCGGCATTATTATGGAGTGATAGCAGAAATTTAGTTCCCCTAAGTGGAGTATCTAATTTATTTGCAATTTCTCTTCTTCTAGAAAGTCCTATTTCAATATCACTTGTATTTGTAAATGCTACCTTGAACCCTTCCTTTCTAAGGCTATCAGCTAACATATTACCTACTTTACGACTCCATAAGTATTCTTTATGTTTACCGTCTGGCGATTGTTTACCTGGTACATCAGATCCATGAGCAAAATCAATGATTGGTAATAACCTTCGTTCCATTGTTATAATTTTTTAAGGTACATTAACTTTAATCCATTGAGATACATACTAACCGATTGATCCATATTTGAAATGGAGAATTGATCCTTTGGTATGTATACTTGTTCTATTACCATATCTTTTATGGCTTCATTATCTTGAAGCTCTAATATAGTAGAAAGAGGTTTACCATCACAAGTGAAGTTTGACATTAACCCGCATAGTTCGGAATACTCATTGTTAACTAATATATCTACTTTCTTTACTACTGATTCTTTATTATCTAGGTGATTCTCCAATCTGATGCGTAGTATTGCATACTTAAGTATATAACCCAGACAGTTGAATTCTCTTCTTATGAGTATCTGTGCCTCAGCTATACCTATGGTAAAATCAGCAGCTCCATCAAAGAATTCTGCAACTTTGTGAGAAGATTCTGATACCACTGATATCTTTTGGTTTAGGTTCCAGATAGTATACACAAACATTACTACCAGTACAAAAACCAATATCATGAAAATACCGAATATTACCTTTAATGCTCCGTAATTAGAAGCAGCTTCAGCTAACTCTATTGAAGATCTTGTTAGTGATTGAACTACATTGTCTAATTTTTGATCTTGGGCAGTTGCAAATAAAAATGTTATCAGTGGCATATTATACTATATAAATTACTGCAGATGTATGTTCAAATACCACTGAACTATCATTTGGTTCAAAGTACTTTACATTTACTGGCAAGTATTTATTCACGATGTTTATCAGAGTCTCTTTTACCTTATCACTATAATCAGAGGGATGTTCTGCTATAATCTGTTCCTTAGCTTCCTGAATCTCTTCACCGGTAGCATCTGGATTCATTAACTTCCATTCCTCTAACAATTGTTCCTGAATCTCTTGATCTTTCTTGACCATAAAATTCCATTGACCTTCTGGTATACCAATGGTTAGAATCATTGGAACACATTCCCAACAATCTGTTTCTGTATCATAAGTGGTAGATGAAGAGTCATAGTAAGAAACTGTATCATACTTTACTGACCCATCACCAGAAGATCCAGTTACGGCTTTAGTATTGTCTTCTACTTCAGTAAGGTTAAATGTTACCCCATAAAATCTACCGAGTATTTCATAAAACCGTTTTGTACCCCTTATCTTGTATAATGATATGGCGTATCTTAGAACTAACCTATAATCGGCGGTAGGAAAACCCCTGTCTTCTTTTATCCAATTCTCTAGATTCTCCTCTGTATATGGTTCTCCCTTAGTAAGTACTCCGTAGGCATAAGGGATAAACCCAAAGTATTCCCATAGATAATTAATGAATATAGGATTGGCTTTATCCACATCCAGACACTCCATAAAATTATCTATATCTGGCATTACTTCAGTATCGAAATAACCTGAACATACATCTATAAACCTTTCAAATATACCTTTGCCTTCTGAATCTTGATAAGTATCATTGGCTTTATAGTAATGATCAAAAAGGTTACTGAAGATGTAATTCCTGAAGAATTCCTTAGCAGGATTAAACCACTTCATTGATTGTTAAGGTTATGTTATCGGAACTGATAACTGGTATATTATAGTTATGAGGTATAAGATCTACCAGTCTACCATTGCTTCCCATGGGTTGAGTAGTTAACTGATATACTGTACCATTTTCATAGTTTGCATTTTCAACTGGTAAGTTGATGGTCATAGTAAACTTAGATTTGTATAAGCTTACATTTATAGGTTTACCATATTGACCAGTATATAAAGCATTACCAGATACGTTCTTATTAGCAAATATTCTATAGAAAGCATTACCATCTTCTATTACTGTCTGAATATAGCAATTCTCATAATCAGTCTCTGGAGTTGCCGTATTGAACGATATCATTTTGAAATATGTTATGTTCAATGCTGGTACAGATACTACCTCTTCTGTATTCTGAGAATTTATATTTATTGCTATCGGATATGGCAATAAATATAACTCAGTTATAGTTAGAAAGTCAACCATTGGTTGATTATCCATTAGAGCATATAAATCAGATTGCCTTACTGATTTATTTATACCAGAGTTTTGATAATTATAAGCATCTAGTAATGCCTTCTTTACTTGGTTACTTATGTCTATAGACTTAAATGACTTCTTACCGGTTATAGTTGCTGATAAGTATATCTTAGCGGCATGTGTAGAATATACACTTACTCGTGTTGTAAGTACTTTTGAAGATTCCATCCTCTGCTTTACATTGTTGATAAGTTCTGTACTAGCCTCAGAACCACCATCTGGAGTAATATATACTTCTACATATTTACCACATATATAATTACAGTATGCTTTATCCACACCATCTATAAGCATGGCTATTGCTTCGTAATCTTCCTTTGTGATAGCTACTCCAAGAGTTTTTATACTCAATGGAATATGTTCTTTCAGAGTATCAAAATCTTCATAATCAGAACCACCAGTTGCAGCTATTGTATTAGTTATAGATAAACCCGAAGTTACATCAGACATTACCTCTGGTACCTTATCAAATTGATTGGATGGTATATTGCCATTGGATCCGTAGGTAAGGTAATATTGTCCCTTTATTTGAGAACCGATAGTGGGTTTTCTACCAAATTGTCCATCACCAAATACAAGGTATGGTTTAAGAGTACTATCTAATTCTACCTTATAAACTTTATCACCTGGACCAGAATAAGCAAATGTATCTACTAAAGTCCAAGCTTCACCATCTATGGTAAGTACCATAGACCCTTCTACATATTTCCTATCAGTCGGTAGATCACCAAGAGTTATTACTATGTCATGAGAAGTATATGTTCCCAATTCTACTTCAGCCACAGCTTCTTTTTGAGCAACCGGGACTTTATAGGTATATGTTCCTTTCTCAATTACTACATTACGAGTAGTTATCCAAGGTTTACCATCCTTGGAATTAAATACCGTATTTTGGGGTACATTGATATCCACTGGGAATGAAGTTCCATCTTGCATATATACCGTTATATCTACAGATGACGGTATAGCAGATTTTATATGGTAGTCCACTAGTTTGGCATGTTTATATAGAGATGAATACCTTCTACAAGTTGGTAAGAAAGCTTCTCTTGCCATACCATCTATATAGTAGTGTATAACTTCTGCAATACCTGCAAATATGGATAAAGTGAGTATAAATATATTACCTTCACTCATATCAGTAATCTCTGGAACCCTTTCATTCAGAGATTGAATTAATTTGGCTTTTATGTCATTGTATGACCTTTGAAAAGGGGTAAGCCATGGATTGCTAGTAGACATCTGTGGTTAAGTTGTTTAAGTTATATTGGAAGTTAAGCTCTTCTACTTTCTGTGAGTTCTGTACTTTGAAATATATCAGGAGTCGTATTGACTCTTTTGTGGGTTTAAGAGCAAATACTTTTAAGGCTTTGATTCTTGGTTCCCAAGCTGCTATGCCATCTTTCACAAAGTTCTTAATCATCAGATTAAGTGCACTTGTATTGGGTTCTTCCAAGCATTCCCAAGTACGAGAGCCAAAGTCTTCTTGCCTGAACCTTTGACCTATTTGATAGGTAAGTATTGCTGTTAGGTTTTGCTTTATTAAAGCTACATCACCTTTCAGTATATACCATCCTAATTTGGGTACTTTTTTTATTTCGGTTTCTTCGGTTGTATATACCATACCAGGTACTGATTCATCAGTATATGATACTTTACAACTTATCATATTCACTGACTTAGTACCAGTAAGCACATCACCCTCATTTTCTGGTAAGAATAGTAAAACTGTTTGGTTTTTCTCTAATTTTACACAGATCACTCCTTTATTAGAATTCAATGGTATATCCCATATATAAGTATATTCACCCGTTCTATATACTCTCATAGACATATGAGTGAATGTAGTTTGAGGTTCTAATTCGAATTCTATTTTAATGTATTTACAGTCTTTGTTTACAAAGAATGTCCAGCAAGAACAAGCCGTATTATTAGAACCACTTAGGGTCTTTATAGATTCATACCACCATTTATTACCGTCATTCTTAATACCTCCCAACTGTAATTGAAAAGAGGTTGGAGTATTTGAGTATGGTAAATAACCCTCTAAAGTACCCGAACCTATAGAATTACCTTTAAGAGATTTTCTATCTCCAATTACTATATTCTCTGGATAGGTAGATTTTAGGAATTCTTGATCTAGGGTATCTACTTCCTCTAAAAAATTCCCATTAGCTATAATGTTCGGATCGGTAGAGTAATCCAAATCATGTGTAACTTTATGCCTGACTACTGTTTCTATATATTCTGGTTTACCATCACTACCGATTGGTTGTTCTAACTTTATGGGAAAATAAGGCCCACTACCAATTGTGTTGAGTTGATTATAGTTTGCCATTTAGTTAGGTTGTTTAATTGTTTCACTTTCTATATCTTCCACCTTGGTCTCGGTTAATTTACTACCAGACCAAGATGAAATAACAGACTTTAGAGCAGCCCCACCATCCTGAGGAATTGGTGTCCATGATGTGAAAACTTGTTTAAGGTTGTTTATGTCTTGCTCTATTTTGTTGAGTCTCTCTACTGTTGATGTAGATTCTGGAATACCAACTTCTCCACCCTGCATTATAATATTATTCGCATCGACGTTTATATTGCCGTCTAGAGATTTAATAACTATATCTTGCTGAATTATTGCAGTTAATATCCCAGAATCACTTTCATCCAGTATAATTTTATTGCCTTTCGGGGTTATAAATCCCAATACATTTGGCTTATTCAATTCTGGAGGCATCTCACCTATGGCCCAACCATGATATGACCATAATGGGTGTCTTGGATCTCCGTTCTCAAATTCTACATATACTATAGAACCTTCTCTTGGTGATAACCATTTGAATCCAGATCCTGGTCCACCTTGTTGATGTTTAGGGTAAGCCCAAACTTCTACTCCTCTCAATATACTTGGTAAGTATACACATACCTTATTTTGAGAATCTGGATCGTAATTAGTTATGACAATACCTCTGTATGTAGAATAGAACCTACCTATTGCTTCTATACCCCTTTGTTGAATTAGTTCATATAAATTCATTGCTCTTTTGGGCTTATATCCCTATCTACTCTAAAATCAGTTCTAGCATCAAATATCTCCCATTTATGAAGATCTGTATCTTGACGTACAACTATTTGTGTACCAATCTTTGGTTTATCTCCAGTCCTATTATATTCCTCTTCCCATATAGATGCTCTATGCTTCCTAGCTTCTGCCTTAATCTTACTTGGTATCTTCCAAGCATCAGTAGTATAAGACTCTTTAGCTATATCATGAGATTTCTGGAATACTTCTTGCATATTAACAGAAGTAGATATCTTATTGATTATGGAGTTTCTTGACTTCCTTTCAAAAGTCACCTCAGTAAAATATCCCCCAGTATCAAAGCTATGTTCAACTTCTTTAGCATACCAATCACCAGAATATTTTTCACCAACATTCTTGATCTCAATAATCTGAGAAGACTCCATTGATGGGTTACCAACAAACTTAGCTTTGGATTTAATCTGGCTATTTACTGATTCTATTATGTCATTAGACATAAACTCTCCAAGGGTAGCAAACAATGGATCAGATACTACTCGTACACCAGGTACTTGTACTTCTAATTCCATTTCTATAAGTACCTTTGAACGATCTGAACCAGGATAATCATAGGGATAATCTCCATACGGTCTTTCATCTGAAGATCTTTGAATGACTAAGTTTATCTCCTTGTTCTTTTTAAGAGCATTATAACCTTGTCTCCATCTATTTTGCCAATAAGCTTTACTATCCTTAGGAGCATATTGTAATGGATCTACTTGTATCAATACCTTCCTCTTTATAATAAAATAAGATACTTCATCGGGTGGAAGAGGTAATTTAGGAGCATCTTCTTCATCTACCTTTATACCTTGTCTTACCTTATTATTAAAGTCTAATAAAGCTTTCTCATATTCATCTAACTTCCTCAAATAAGTTCTCCATTCTGACTCTATCTGAGAATTGTATGCTTTAACCTCTTCTTCAGTTAGTGAGGGATTTGAGGCTATTTGCTGCTTAGCATCCTCTACTGAGTTGTATACAGTACGTGTAGTTTTAACCGTATTTAATTTACGACATACAGAAGATGATGTTTCAAGAGATCCCTTTATTTTAGACATCCTTGTTACATCTCTCTGTATTAAAAGTGGAGTAGCTTTATTCCGCTTCATATAAGCATCTGGCTTACATGGATCATCATTTGTAGGTACACATTGAACTAAATCGGTTTCTACCGTTTTAGTATCTGGATCCACACTTGAAGCTTTACCAGCCTCTATACTTTGAACATATTTGGTTTGAACTCTGAATTCCAATAGTTCACCAGTACCACCAGCATAAGTATAAGCAAATACGGTTTTACCAGATTGCTTACCGTTATGTATCTCTATCTTATTATCCCGAGTATCCACAAAGTTTGGCCCACCAGCCATAGCCTTAGCAATACCAACTAACTGAGAATACTTATTCAGGAATGTAGCTGAACCAACAATAACGGTTCCTTCCGCATAAGTTGCTGGTACTGGTCTTAATTTATATCTCTCTGGATCCTGATATGGTTTGGCTAAATTACTTGGACTAAGGTCTAGTATTTTTACACCCACCAATCCATCATCTACTTCCTCATTATTTTGTATCTTTGTATAACAAGGTAAGCAAGGCTTACTTTTCTCGTTGCTCTGTTTTGCCATCACATGGATTATTATCTCTTATTTCCAAATGTACACCAGCTTTCTCAGAATAATCAATTACTGTCATTGGCATATTACCCATGGCTAATTCATTGAATACTTCAAGATAATCAGTTTTATCCCCAACGAATTTTGATGGTTCAGCTTCCAAAAACATCTTTGCATCTGCAAATTCTATTGTAAACCTTACACCATCTGGAGTAAATTCTATCTGATGACTTTTTACATTCACTAGCCTTACAGGACTAGACTTAAAAGAGCTATCACTAAATATCCATCCCCATTGTATTTTCAAAGGCATTTTGAACTGAAGAGATGGATGGTCAACTATATCAACAAAGTCTGTTACTATTGTAAACTTACCTTTGTCTCCTTTACCTTCTGTATACTTGTAATTAAAGTTCTCTACCTCCATACCAATGGGCAGGTCATTGAAGATATCCATTATTGGAGATCCTGCACCATCGAATATTGCAAGATATGGTGTACCATTACCATTTAAGAGAACCGGTTTGCTATCCTCCATAGTTTGGTATGATTAACTCCATATCTGCATGAAGGTCCTCAAATGGATTGAGTATATCATTGGCATCAGCAATCACTCCCCAAAATCCAGAATCACCATAGTACTTGAAAGCAATGTTCTGTATGGTTTCTCCTTCAAGTACTGTATGTATTAGATAATCGGTAGATATAGATGATGTATTCCTTTCCAAAGATATATCTCCATCCGGGAACTTTATTACATAACTATCATCATAAGGACTTGTTCCAGGAATAGTTACCATAATTATTTAGTTTTGTGTGCCTATTCTCTCTGTATCAGTATTTTCTAGAGAATCTACTTCCCCACCATCAAGAATTACTCCAGGCGTATATTGCAATTTACTAGATGGAATAATTTCTTCCCAGGTTCTATTGTTTTTAGTTACCCTTTTGAATGTGAGAGTTTGAGTAGCACAGTTGGGTAATAATTTAAGGTCGTATGGTTGGCTAACAGTATTAGTTATCCTCTGACCAGTATCTGGATCATTATCATATCTTCTAATCATACGAGAAGCATTCTGAAAGTTAGTTAACTCGTACGGAGCTGAAGCCAATATGAAAAGGTCATCTTCAAATAATCCAGAGTTTCCCCATTGTATTCTTAAGGTGGGAGGAGAAGAGATATACCCATCAGCTCTTGCCCATGATTCCAATAGCCTGCATTTATTGACTACATCATCCCTGTGATCAGCATCTATTGAATACCAAGATATATCAAAGGTTATTGTATCTTCTCCCCCGGTATAAAAATAAAAAGGGTTATTACGACCCATTGATTTAACAGCTGCCCAAGTAGCAGCAGGTTCAACCCTTAACCTATCTGGACGATTCTGTATTACTAAACTAATTGCCGGTGATACATTTAAGTTAGCTATTACTATATCGTTCTTTATAAGTTCTGATGTTAACTTATTAGCTAAGGTATAATCAATAGATTTAGCTTTTAATATTTTATCTGGGTCTACACCTGATTTCTTAGCTTCTATGATATTTTTATACCAAGGATTTTTAGATTGAGCTGTAGAATATGAACCATTTCTAGCTATATGAGCATTAATGGCATCAGACTCTTTATTTTTTTCATCTGGCTCAGCTTTAGCCATTGGAGAAGTCTTCCTATTAATTAATATAAGAGATCTCCATACCTTATTTATTGGAGATTGAAATATTCTCCCCTGCTCAAGTTCAGCTACCTCTTGAGCCACTTTTCCAACTGGTTTTCCTATCAGTGATGCCATAATTGTTTAGTTTACTCCAGCAGCTACATTTATTTCTGAATCTCTCTCGTTGAGATATTCTTCGAATACCTTTTTACCGTCTATGTTAATGATAGTGGTATTGCCTTTATTCTCTCTCTGATTAAGCTTTTCAGTGTATAATCCAAGAGTCTGTACTAACCACCTCATCTCTTGAACTGTTAACTCTTGTAGATTATCCTTTCTTAAATTGTATCCCTCTTTGCTAGCCCTAACGGCAGATGCAAGGTCATTAGTTGCTCGGGTATTCTCTTCATTAGAAGCCTGATTACTTTTGATAGCACTGTATATCATTGGTCCAATTATAGATATACCGGTTATGGCTAATCCCAAAGGACCCCCAAATAACCCTACTATTCTAGAACCAAATCCAAGCAGTCCTCTACCAACAGAAACCAATGCACCCCGAGAAGCAGCATTAGCAGCTGCAGCTCCTGCACCAGTACCCATGATAGTTCTGGTCATCCTACCAGCATTAGTTGTAGTTACCATAGCTGCTGGTACTGGAGTCCATCCAGAAGCTCCTCTACCAGTATTAGCATAATACCTACCATTGGCTCCCATTTTTGCTGGAATATTACCATTATAGTAATATCTTGGTAAACCAGCTTCTGCAGCAACCATAGTAGCACTTGCTCCTATACCAGCTTTACGTTGAGCAATGATAGCTCTCTCCATATTAAGGTAAGCTTGGGCAGATATAGTAGCCTGTGACCAACCTCCAATCAATAATCTAACCATTGATCTGAAGGTAACTTGAGTATCACCATTAAGTATTAACCATCTTGCTCTCCAGTTAGCTATCCTATTGGTAATCCAGAATACACCAGCACCTATACTTGCTAACCCAGCTATCCAAGGTCCAAATGGAGTTGCCATTAGGTCACGTACTTGAGATATTGCCCAACCTACCATATCAAGGAATCCCATAATGATAGGATTATTCTGTATAGCCTCTGCAAAGGTAGTCATAAGGTTCTCTGCAGCAGACTGAATTATATCAATCTTACCTGCAAGAGTTTCCATACGTTTTGCTACTACTCCTTCGGCAAATCCAGCAGATTGATTTTGTATCTTATCAAGGAGATCAAAGTATCCTTCAGTATCTCTCATTATGGCAACTGCAGCACGCATACCACGTACACCAAAGATACTCTTTAATACTGCATTCTGATCTACAGTTGATAAGTTCTTAGTAGCTTCATTTATTTTACCAAGAATTACACCAAAATCTTGAAGATCTCCGGTAGCATCAACAAAATCTTTTTTACTCAATCCCAGTCTAGCTAAAGCTTTAGCTCCCTTGAAATTTGGATTGGTTATGGACTGAGTTAAGTAGTCTGCCATATTTCTGATAGAAGTACCTGCCATAGAACCTTGTATACCTGCATTACCCAAGGTACCTATCATAGCAGCTACTTGAGGTAACTGTTGTCTCAGAGTTACCATGGATGCTGCGGAATATTTGATAGATTCTGCCAAATCCATCATGGACATATTAGATGCCATAGCAGCTTTAGTAAGCTGGTCACCAACTAATGTAGCAGCTCTTTCACCTTCCAATCCGAAGGTTCTCATTATATTGGTCAGTAAGTCTGCAGTACCTCCTTTACCTCCCAATTCCATTCCTGTAGCATTGGCCATCATTGCAGCACCAGATATCATTTCCTGTATCTGATTTGCATCATTACCAGCCATTGCTAAGTATTTCATACCTGAAGCTATATCTCTTGACATGAACATGGTCTTCAAACCCAATGTTTGTGCAGTTTCTGATAATCCAGACATCTGTTCATTGGTAGCTCCAGAGATAGCTCCCACTGAAGTCATCATATCGATGAAGTCAGCTCCAGTTGTAATTGTAGTAGCTAAGGAAGACACTATATTACTGGCTATACCACCAAACATATTTGTATATGCCTGAACAGCGGTTAAGTTAGCCTGTATAGCATTCTTAGCATCCCGATGTAAACCTCTTATAACAGAGCTGGCTTCTCTTGCTTGGTTAGAAAACCTATCTTGTAAGACAAGAGCTATACCTATCTCTAGTTGTCCTGCAGAAGGACTACCACTTGTAAAAGCCATATAGTTTCAGATTTATAGAACAAAAGAGAGATGACCCTATGTATGAGTCATCTCCTTTTTAAATTGTTCATAGTATGCTTTGGCGGTTTCTATAAATTTCTTCCTACGCCGCCATGGGAGCTTTGCTAGAGTGTTAAAGTCAATACTAATCTTTGCCCCAACGATATATAAATATACATCTTCTAGTTCTCCCGTGGGTAGAAAAAATTATCCACAGCCATTACAGGTACCATAATACGTTGACCAGTATCTGGGTCCTCTATTTGAGTTGTTCCCGGAAATATTGGATCGGTACCCTTAACAGCTGAACGAATATCCATCATATCCTGAGATGAGAACATACGGAAGTTTTTAACAGTTTCATATTTCTCACCTACCTTGAGCTTAAGGTTACGAGCAATAAGCTCCTGATTTTTGGTTCTTTCACTTGCTGGTAAGTTCATTACATAAGCTTCTCCCTCTGCACTAAGCAAATCAAAGCAAAGCTCTTTGCCACTCTTGGTAGTGAAAGTTATATCTTTTGATTGTTTGGATACTGGATAGAAGGGAATGGCATTTGGTTTAGCCTCCATTTCCTCCATGGTTGGAATTGTACCATAATCAAAGAGGAACTCTTCTTGAAGGTCTACCTCATATTCCACAGTTCTTATTTGACCTTCTGCTGGTCCTTCCCAATCATACCTGAAATCAAGCATCTTACCGAGAGAGAAGATTCTTGAATTGATCATAATGGTATACCGATCAAGAGAAGGCATTTTCTGAACATCATTTGGGGTAAGCAACCTATTAGCCGTAATATCGGTATCAGTTACTATACCAGCAATGAATTTAGAGATGTTCATAAAAGTTTTAGCATCCACAGGATTAGAGAGAATATCATCATCCTCTCCATTCTGTTCCCTAATAGTTACTTCATAACCACTGGGGAGTTTGAAGGTAAATGTCTTACCGTAAAGTGTTTGATTTTCCATTGTGTTGAGTTGTTAAGTATACGGGTAAATATAGTGGGTTATAACAAAAAAGGGAGAGTTCATTGCTGAGCTCTCCCTTGGTGATTCACTATTACAGCTTCTCGCAAGTATCTACTGAGAACTCTAAATCCTCCAGAGTGTTATCCGAACTCATTCGGTCTAAGTCCTGTCCGTTTACCTTGCAAGGCCATACTCCGGTGCAAGTCCAGGAGTTAAGGATAGATACTCCATCCTCGGCCAGCTCATTGATGAGTACCGTTTCCTTATACTGGCTTGGTGTTAAACCACCACCCAGCAACATATCCTGAACTGACATAAGCCAATCCCATAACCAGGTATCTGATCCAGAAGTGGTTTCCAACTTAGATGCTGTTAAGTTACCAACCGATACACGGCCAGCAGTCTTTACATCATAGTTTACATCACCATGGGAAACCTGTTCAATGCTTATCTCTGGGATACCTACCTTCTGAAAGAGGAATGAGTTTATTGGATGGCTGACAAATATTATTTGCCATAAGAACTTCTTCCTCGGGTTCTTTACTTTAGCTCCTGCCATAGTATTATTATTTTGTTATTTTGTTAGTTACTGTGCAGCAGATATGGATATCTCACCTGTACTCTTATTTACCGTTATATCTATGATTACATCCATCTCTATATCCTGCATTGGAACCACTTCATGATACTTCAGCTTAGCCTTGTATTTACCCTGACGAACATCGGCCTCGTTATTAACCTGAAGATCTTCATAGCTCTGTGCATCCTGATCTCCCAACCACTCATAAGAGGTAATTGCATTACGAGTCTGAAGGTCATCCAGGATATCCTTTGCTTCGTAGTAAATCCTCTTCCACGTTTCAAAGGTATTAGGCTCTTCTATATAGCTCTCCAGAATAGGCCGAAGGTTCTTCTTCAAGTAGAGATTGAGACGTACTATTGAAATAAACTTCTCGGAGTCATCTACTGGATTGGAAGTGAAACCGTGCCAAAGCATAGTACGCTGGCCCTGAGTACGGGTATTCTTGATTACGAACAGGTTCATGTACCACTGAGCAAACTCATTAAGAGTATCTATCTCAGCTGGACCTCCCAAGTTCTTCATCACGGGTCCAAGTGCCGAAGCAATTACACCACGATTCATACCAGAGAAGGAATACCAAGGCCCATAAGTAGAAGCACAAGTTGCATCAAGTCCAGCTACAGAACCCAATACATCGCATTTCTGAAGAGAACCGTTTTCATTATAGTACTTGATACCACCACCGAAATATGCTACCTCCTTCTTGGGACCAATGGTCTGAACCATAGTCTTCAGAGCGGTTAATGTTTCATCAACAGTAGCAGGAGTACGGGTTCCGGCTGCATACTTTGGTACCTCTACATAGAGCATATTCTCGAATGTAGTATGTACATCATTAGCTACTTCGGTATATACCTCTATATAATTATCCAGATGCTGGTGTATGTGAGAGAGTACTACCGAGTATGCCTCATAGTAAACCTTGCTAGCATTGTAAGCAGAGATCCACTCATCCTTACCTGGGTCTGTACCAACAGTTCCCTCCGAGCATTCCATGTATACATTGGTATCACTGACTTCACCGGTATCAACCGTTCCAGAAGCAATCTTACCAATCATAATGGTAGAATTCCAGTTGGAGAACTGACGAAGTATAGAAACTATGTCTTCCATGGTCTGTATGCCAGTTGCCAGAGTTTTCATAGTTCCCTGGCCATCACCTTCTTTTCCCTGAATTGCCTCGAACGTAATGTTTGGAGCATTATCCAAGAAATTCTGTAAAGTATTTACATTGATAGAAGGGGTAGTTACACCATTAGTAGTATTTGCCGATACTGCAGAGAAGAACAGAGTCTCATTCAGTATACTATCATAAGTTGGTATACTGGTTTTCTCATCCCTTGCACCATACTGAATGATACTTGCACGGAGTGTTGGCTCTGTGGATACATTCAATTTTAAGTAGAAGGGACGATTCAAATTTACCCCAGTATTATCAAGTACTGGAGAACCTGCTTCCCTAGTACGAATAGCCATATTCATTGTAAGGCTATTCTCTGCTCCAGAGGGATCAGAAATTACTATGGATATAATTGCTGAACCATCAATGACTTCAGTTGATGGTACACTGAGTGCTGCAGCTGCTGGAGTTACAGTCATCGGTTTTGCCCATCCATAGCTAGCTCCCTTACCAGCTACTCTAGATACTCGAACTTTTGCACCCATTTCCAGGGCTTTCATTATGTTCGATACAGAACCGTCCGGAACTATCTCCGAACCAAAGATACGAGTGAACTGAGAGGGGCTTGAGATCAAATCACTTGGGTCTTCGAACGGACCCTTAGTAGTCATTGCTACCATGTTGACTACGCCCAACAGAGGCACACTCGATTGCACGTTCAGGTTCTTAAAGTTGAACCTTACTCTTGGAGTCTGTGGCATATTTAATTAAATTATATTAAAGTGTTATTAAGCAATTGGCCCGTCTTTGTAAGCTAATATGGCATTTTTCAATCCATTCTTAAACTGTTCTATAGTTAACTCTTCCTCAGTAAATCCAAGGTACTGATATAATGAATTAGCTATACCCTCCGAATTTACAATATCAACAAAGGCTTGTGTTAAATTTCTAGTACTTACCTGATAAGTTAATACTGGTAATTTCCAGCTCTAATTCTAGTATTTCTATCCATTGTATTAAGGTTAGGATCAGACTCCTTAACCTTATCCAAAAGTATTTTTAGTTTTTTGTCCATATTATGGTACTTTTAATGTATAATCGGCATTTTCTAGAAGAACAGAAATATCTCGTATTGGAGTAAGTAACTCCGGTTGAATATTTTTATATAGCAAGCAATCCTGTACTTCAAATTGGTATACTTTTTCCATTAACCCATTATCTAAATCTGGCATATTGTAAAAGTTTACTATCCTAAGGAATATATTTCCTGTAAATAGGAACTTAGGTTCATCGTATGGTTTTAAGTAACCTCTTTGTGGTACAGACCAGAACATAATTTGGTGCAACAATCTCATGTGTTCTGAAGAATGAGCACATAACCTTATGTTCATATATTGTGATAAGGATTCATAGGGTACTTCTGTTGCCGTATAACCTATACCCTCTTCTTTCTGTGTTATTTTTCTGGGTAGTCCTATGTCTCCCGGATAGAAACCTTCTGAATCAACTACTATTCGAGGAGTTTCCTTTATACCTCTGGAATGATTATTACCCACTCCAAAGATACCTATATAGAACCCCTTGTCATCGATGATCTTTTTAAGGTCTTCTTTAAACCTTGCAGCATTTTCTGCACTGGTTGGGAGATAGTCTTCTGGGTTTATAGTGTAGCCCAATTCAATGGCCATATTCAATAGAGCCATGTATATGGACCTCTCTATAATTTCCTGAGAATTTACCATTTTACTTGATTGGGTCTTACACCATATTTTTGAAGTTCTCTGCGTATCTCTGTTAGGATAAGTTGCTTTAGCTTATTCTTACCACCAACAGCTTTAAGAGAAGGTGCCCATACTGGCCTTGGAGGAATCCTACCATCACTGGATCCAGATTCCAACATTTTAGCAAGCTGGTTTAGTGTTAATTTTTTCTGAGAAGATCTCCTAATTCCAATAGGCAATCCTATTAGAACTCTCGATTTATACCTATATAACCCAACTGACCTAGAATAAAGGCCAGTCAGGTTATAAATAGGATGTTGTCCGTATCTTTCTATAGTAGCTTGGGATAACGGTTGCCAAGTTACCCCACCACCAACTGGTGGTATACCCAAAGTTAGTGACTTCTTAACTATTGACAGTAAAGATCTTGAGAACTTATCTACGGCCCTATCATACCCTATCTGCATACTTGGACCAAGGTTACTTACTAAAGCTTCAACCGTTTGCCATTCACCGTTTAACTTTACTTGAAGAACTAGGTCTGATATTTTTGGTAGGGAGATATTAACCGTTCTTGCCATTGTTAAAAATGTTTATTGTAAAAGTCCTTTAACTCTGAGTAAACAGTTCTTATTACACCATCCTTATGATAATGGTACTCTCCGGCATAACCTTCTATTCCACCAAGTTTGTTTGCCCATTTCTCGGTCCAGAATTCGTAGTAATTATTCTTTCTATTATGGAATAGGCAATGAAGACCACTGCACAATCCTACGATGGGTAAATATAATGGCCCAAGTATTCTAGACTGTATGCAATGACCAAACTCGTGATCATAAGCAGGCTCCTTTAATCCTGACCTTTCTGAAAGAAAGATGTAGTTTCCCAAACTTACACCGCCATTCATTGTAGGAGCTACATAGAAAGCAGTGTTTCTTTGTTTAAGAATCCTTTTCTCTCCCCTTAGTATGATCATGTATATTAAACCTGCTAAGTTTTGAGGTAGTTGCCAAATATACAAAAGAACATGTACTAGAGTATGTAATAACTTCCCCAACTTAGTTTTATGGGAATGTTCTTTTAGGATACTAGACATTGCCTATTTATCCTCTAATTCTGCCTTTGCTTTTATCTTGAGATAATGTGCAAAGTATCCAGCAATGAAGTACACTATCGGATAAATGATAAGCAGGATGGCTACAAAACCATTATCCAACCATCTCCAAATACAAGAGAAGATTATTACTGAAGCTATTAGCAATGCTACATACAGCCATCCAAGTTTTGATATTTTCATAAGGCTTTTGTTTTAGAAAATGTATACTCCTCCATCATAGAAGTTAAATAACTCTGATCTATTCACTGACCCTGTGATAACTAAGTAATATACACCGTTATCACTATTAGGTACGTTAGTAAACTCTGTAGAACAACCAACTACTACAGCTCCATCTTCATAAGTCACACTCTTTAACAATCGAGTTCTTGCCTTATTATAGATGGATATTGTAGTTTCTATACCGGGTGAACGGGGAGAAATACCCACAGTAAAATTAATGGCAACTTTTGATGGAGTTGGGGGTACTACACTAGCACTGGTTACATACTTTAAATACATAACCACTTTTTTGTTAGTATCCATACCAACTATGGTCTCACCCATATTATCCTCGATATTGGATTTAAAGGTTATCTCACCAATCTTACCGTTATATTTCTCGTAGAACTCTACTACTGCATTACAATCCTCGAAAGTACCTTTTGTACGGGGTCCTAAATTTACTTCCAAGTCATAAGGGTATGGCTCATCTATTTTTAACTCCATACCTGTGAAACTTGTTGTGTATAAATCCTTCATACTAAATCCATAGAATGGATCTTGGATACTACCTGTTGGGAAGGTATGAGCAACTGATTTAGAAGTTAATACACCATCAAGTAAATTTATCCTATAAATTAAAGTATCACCAAAGTTAACTTTTGTAGTACCACTTATAGTGTTAGTACCATAGTGATCTTTATCTACATTTACCCCTCCTAAGAATATATCAGTAGCAGTACCGTACTTCCTTAAATAAACTCTGATGTTTAATACCCAGTTATTTTCTGACTTAACTGATATCATAGGAGTTATATTCCCCTCCGCTGATAATCTGTTAGTAATTACATAAGGATCATTACTAAATGGTACATTTACAGTTCTTGAAGTTAATGGATTTTCTGGGTTACCCTGTATTATGGATAATCCCATACCAGAATTATTCTCAAACTGGTATGTCAGAGTTTTTGGCACTTGTTTACTTGTACCATTCTGTGAAGCAAAAAAAGCAGTAAGCATTCTACTTATAATTTGTCACGTTTACAAATGCTCTAAAGGCTATGTCAGTTGTAGGCACAAAGTGGATAGTATATACCTTTCTACCGGATGTAGCAGTAAACCCATCAACATCTTCTGCTTTGTATACTATATTGGGTTGACTTGCAAATTGTACAGTAACACCATAGGGAACATCTATCACTACATCACGGAAGGGACCATTCTTTATTTGTGCAGTAAGCAAACTTGGAACTTGTACTTTCAGGGTTCCAGATGTCAAATTAGTAGTTATATTCTCTCCTGGGATAACCATTCTATTTCCTGATGGGAATGTCGTTAGTACAACATCATTCGGCTTTACGTATGCCTTAGTAGCAAAATTAGATACACCTGCCAAATCAAGCATACCGGTTTCACTACCATCAGTCTCTATGCTCGATATTATATCACTATCAGATGAACAGTTATCTACCCACCCCAGGACATAACTCTGGTCAATAAGGTATGTGTGTATTACAGAACCTCCGCTGAACAAGAATACACTATATTCTGAAGATGACGAATCATTAGATATTATAGCCATTTTACCATTGGCTACTACTATACGGAATCCTAAATTTAAACCGTCTAGTGTACTTCGTAAACCTGTTCTATACAGAAGTCCATTAACTAATTCCTGTAAATTATTAGGTACAGTTGGATCCCACGTACTTGAGTTATTTTCATCGAATAAAGTTGGTGCAGCTACTAAAACCTCTTTAGCTTTTATATCACTACTAGACCCACTACCTTTTAATTCCCATACAGTCAACCAAACACTAGTAGAATTCTTTATAGTACCATATACATCTGAATCATTTTTAGATATAAATGTATCCCATTGATCTCCTGTTGCAGCATAGCATTTTATGGCATAATTTGCTGGATATGAGGAAGTACCAGGACCTAAAAACTCTACAAATATGGTTTTATTACTTGTACTATCATACCATAATACACCAAACGGGTGTAAACTTGTTAAATTGCCAACACAAATAAATCTAAATCTGTTACTATCACTAGTACCAGATCTCATACCAGCAAAAGCCTGAGCCTTCAATAGCAGAGTTCTCAAATTATCTGTACCAGAATATGGTGATGGATTAGACAGAGGTTCATTTATAGTACCTGAACCACTACTACCATCATTAGCCTTAGTATTTAAGAATCTATTTATGGAGATTGATGATCTATTTTTTAGAGAAGACATAATAGTTTTATCATCAATCTCCATAAAACTAGTCCAAGTAGTATTTTTGAAAGATTCTGTATCATAATCTATAGAACTACCAATTAATACTACTGCGGCTACTTTATCTGCTGATGGATTCTTTATTGCAAATCCTATATATTGATTTAACAGTAAATTTGATAATAAAGTTATCGGGGTAAATATCCTTATTCTATTTGAAGCTATAGCAGAAACCAAATATTTTAACACTTTAAGAGTAGAACTAGTTTCTAACATTCCAGTAGAACTAGTGGGTATCGGTATATCACTACTAAGATTTATTAAAGTAAATAAGCTAGCTATATCTATTGAAGTACAGTATTGAGTATCTGATATCTGCCATTTCTCATTACCATCAACGGCATTTTTCTCTGTAAGAGAATTTATATCTACAAACTTTGCCATATCTATTGATTATTTTTAGTATCTCTCCAACCAGCTTTAACTTCAGAAGTACCAAATGTAGCAACTGTGTTATTAAACATAGCTACAACTAAACTATCTGTCTTTTGAATTACTGTTAAATGAGCCTCGGCTTGTAATGCAGTTACTACATTTGCAGTTGTAGTTCTGAATACCAAAGTCTTCCTTCTTTCTACTCCGGTTTGGTTAATATCGGAAGTTATAAGTGATTCTGAACTCCCTTCAATTCCAGTGTAATCTATGTAAAAATTATCACCAGAGCCATCACCCCATGGTATAGTAACTTTTGCCATACTTTATTTATTGAATTTAGGGGTATAGTAGAGATATCCCACCCTACTATACCAAAACTCCTTAGCTTTAAGCTTTTGAAGTAACTGTAAATGTAGTGTTGGTATCCACAGTAACCTGTACAGCACTTCCATCCTGAGGTACATCGATCTCCGTCGGTGTAACTTCAATAAATGGATCACCAGCAGTCTGATGCAGTGTAGCAGTAGCCTTCTGTCCACCAGCAGCAATAGCAATAATCTGCTGAGTTCTGGCTTCAATGGTTTCGTTTGCTGCTGCAGTCAAAGTAACACTAAAAGTGTACTTTGCTTTAGCACCTGGGTCACCAGTTATTGCAGTACCACTTGTTGCAGAACCTCCGTTTGCAATAAATTTGATTGCAGAAATATCTGCACCGAGGATATCTCCAGCACCTTTTGAAAAGGTAATCTTGGTAGTATTGGATTTACCAGTTAATGTTACACTACCACCACCCTTATCAACTGCTGGGCTAGTATTATCAAACTCAATGAACTCTGCAGCTGGGAGATGGTTAGCAACAAATTGCTTCTTCTCAGTTACACCGGAACCCTCTACTTCAAAAGTGGCAGTCTGAACTAAACGGTTACCTCGATTAGCAACTTCTGCCTTTACCTGTAAAGTGGTATCACCAGAACCAGTGGAAGGACTAACAACTACACCGTTCTGTTTTACTTCAGCCATTTTTTTTTATTTATTTAGGTCTAACTATAAATGTAGTATTCGTTTTTACGGTAGTTTCATCCTCATAATTATTCATTTCGTTTAGTTCAAGGATGTACTTGGTCAACTCTAAATACTTGCCTACATTTTCCATGTAATTCAGTATCTTTTTCGTCTCTTCTGGAGTCTCTCTTTTCAATACTACAAAGAATAACAAAGCCTCATCATGTGCTTGAGCAACCTGAGTATCACCTGTTGGAGAATATACTTTACCATTGATTATAAACTTATCCTGTGCCCAGTCAAAGTTCCAATAACCTTCTTTGGTTAAATATCCATTTTCTTCAAGTGACCTCTTTGTTACATATAACACAATATTGATACCGTCAAGTTCACCTGATACGGTTTCTTTTAATGAAGGCCAAGTTCTTATGTAGTTATATTGGATTAAGCCATCCAATAGATACGGTTCATAGTTGTTTCCAGTATCTTCACCGTAAGATAACATCTGGTCAAATCTCTTTAACCAGATCAGAGGTTGTTTACCTGCATCCACTTCAACAAAGTCATTTACTATGGCTTTGTATCTATTCCATACTCCATCAGTAATTCGTTTCCTTCGTGCCATACCCTACTTCTTTACTGGGAAGCCTGGGTCTGGGCCATCCAATGGTCCTGGCCTCCGATGGTTAACTACTTTTGGAACTACTACTTTCTTTACAGTCCTGCAAATTGGTAGATATATGGAAAGTCTTTCAGCAAGCATACACAAATTTTGTTTTAGTATATCTATAACTCCACCTGGTTGCATTGCTTTTATAACATTGGATGAGGTTTTAGATTCAGAGTCTGTATCGTTGAAAAATTCTACCTCAGTTGGACCTGTTTGTATTCGTTTAACCTCACCTGATCCTCCACTAGATTCAGAAGATTCCGATTCTGAGCTAGAGGTTGAGTTACTGTCTTTAACCGATTCTGCAGTAGCACCAACCATTAAAGATATTTGTACAACCATATAATCATAGGCTGCCAATTCCATAATTAGTTGGTTTTCTAGAGCTTCATAATACAACTCATTATTAAATTCCTCTATTGGGATATCATGATTTACTAGCGGCTGAATATAAAGCTGCCATTTTTCAATAAATTGTTGCTTCTCTTTTAGAGAAACCTTACCGAAAATATCCTCCGGAATATAAGTGTCTATCAGCTCATAGATACTGCCAGGCAACTGGGTATTTACTTGATCACTAACTCCGATTACATTGGTTTTGGAAAGATTGTCTCCACCATAGTTATTTGTTATGGTTACCTTGACAACATAGTCGCCGGGATTTTCATAAAGATGAGAAGCAGTTACCACACCTACATGTGATTCTGTCTTCCCATCACCAAATACCCATGTTACCGTGAAATCATGAGGTAGCTCATCAGCGAATGCCCTGAACCTTGCATTTAGTCCAACCACGGTAGATAAAAAATCCACCGTTTTCATACTTACTCGTCTTCTCCGCTGTTAAACTCATCTAAAATGGCATTCACCAAGTCAAGCTTAGTATCGCCATCTTCCGGTTCAATATCTAAAGAGATAGCCAAAGCTTTCAGCTCTTCTCCATTGAACTGATCCTTTATTTTTTCTGGAGCTTCGCCTGCCTCTATAAGACCAATGAACTTATCTTTCAGAGCTTCAGTATCTACTTCTTCCTTTAAAGCAGCTTTCTTAGGATTAACTTCTTCTGCCTTAGCTTCTATGAGGTAACCATTCGCAATAGCTGCACGTATTACACGGGAATTAAACTGATTATCAGTTATCTTAATAACCTCATTGCGAAGTACCTTAATCTTAGAAGCCGGATCATAGAAGATGCTTGCCTTTGGATTAAGTTTTATGTATTTTGCCATAGTTAAATGGATTATAGTTAAATGGATTAAAGGAGGGAGTATATACTCCCTCCTCATATCGTTAAGGGGTTGAATTACTCGAGGATGCCTCTCAGGTAATTATCTACATCCATGTAATCAGGGAATCCATTGGTAGAGAATTCCTTAGTTGCATCTATGAGTATAGAAGCATCCTGATACATCTTCGAGAAACCAGTAGTTAACGAAGCATAAATAGCCTCGGTCTGATTCGATACGATTCGTTCCGACTCAAGCATAAGCTGCTTAGCAGTCAGCTTAATCATGGCAGCCGATGGATCTACAAGCATTACCTCGTTTTCTGGAGTTCCACCATGAATATAGAAGTCTGCCGAATTAGGAACTGGAGTCTTCAGATTCAAACGAGCATCGGTAGTACCCGACGAACGTAACTTGAATTCTGGCAGATCAAGCAGATCAAGTGCCTGCTCTTCACCACCGATTATAGTACGGAACTGACGACCAAGGCGGGATGCACGAATCCATACCCGGAGAAGGTCACGATACTGTATACCCTTCTGAATATCACCTACACCGATAACTGGAGCCGATTCCGAACCGTCAAGTTTGTTACCCTTTACGAGTACATCCATTGCCAGAGCATCCATTGCATAACCCAGCTGAACACCGAAGTCACGAAGGAAGATGGCCATCACATCCATGGATACATAGCTTCGTACCTCATCTGTTACCTTGAATCCCTTACCGATCTTGAAAAGGTTTACCGACTTCTGTCCGAAGGATACAGTACCCAGAGGAATGGTCTCTGCCTCATTAACCCGTGCAGGATTAGCATCCGACATATTTACCAATGGCATGATAGCCGTGAGCCCATTGATTGGCTGATCAGATGCAATGATATTTGGATAGAAAGGTGCCTCGCGCATTCCAAGATAAATTGCCTCACGTACAATCTCTGGAACAAGCCAACGCAGTTCTGGATTTGGCATGGAGTAAATATTCTCCATGGTATCAACTTTCGGATTGAAACCGATAGCCTTGAAATAATCCTCCTGAGTAAGACCATATTTCTCCTGGAGCATATCTCCAAGATGAATGTCTACTGGGAGACTCTTATTGCTTCCCTGACGGAAGCCATCCATGTTCTTTACAATTTCGGGAAGCTCTTTTAAGTACTGCTCCCGAGTATAAGTTTTTTCTGCCATATTTAATAATGATATTTTCTGTTATTTTACCAGGATTTGAATCAGATCACCAGCATCAGCTAAGTTAATAGCTATAAACTTAGTCTCAGCATTTTCATCGGAAGGCTGGAAATTAGTGTACGTACCACTATCATCAAGAGTACCATCAGTCTTAACATAACCAGTGGTAGTAATTTTTGCCTTAGCTATACCATGGATAATTGCAAAAGCTTCTACCATTACAGTAACTTCTACACCAGTTGCAGTTGCAGGATATGCTGGATACTTGCTGTAATTAACAGCAATACCGAGATACATATCACCGACTGCTCCTGTATATGGAGAAATCGTTCCATCGTTATTAAGTTTTACCGGTTGCCCCTGAACGATAGTATCGCCACTATTTACCGGAAATGCCTGATGAAGTTTGTGCGATTCACTTTTGTAAATCACAGCTTGCGGGGTTCGTCCACCCACTTTGTGTAAGTCTGCCATAATTTAATTTGGTATTTTAGTTGTTTGTTATTTCTTTTCTCCACGAAGTTTACGATCTGCCAGAGTTAAAGCTATATCACGGGTAGATTTTACTTCATGGTTTTCATCTTCTGTTACTTCTGGGTTAATAGACGATGCTCGACCAACATCATGAGAACCACAGTTATTGCAGTGCATGGGGAATTTCTCTTCCAGCTGCGCATCATAAGTCTTACGCAGAGCCTTAAGAGTCTCCATAGTTGTTCCTTCGTTTTCAAGTAAAGCCAGAATATTCTGGTCTACTTTATCCTCACCAGAAACTTTCCTATAAGCTGCCACCGTTTCCTCACGATAAGATTTAATGTGGTAATCCCAATTCTCTTTAGCCTCCTTATAAGAATTGAGGTCTTTTTCTAGATTGGTCTTTTCCTCAGTGAGTTTTTCAATTTCCTCATCCTTCGCCTTTACTTCATCAGCAAAGTCCTTGTTCTGCTGTACCAGAGTCTTAATCTGGGTGAGAGCCAGCTCTGTCGAAACTTCCTGACCTTCAGAAAGGGTCAAAAGATTTTCACCAAAGAGGCTCGCAAGCATCTGCTGCAATTCTTTGTCCATGTTTGTTTTATTATTTTGGTTATTATGGTTACCCTTTCCGGCACCCTTTTCATTATTAGATTTACTGGTATTGTACTTTATATCTTTTTCTGAAAGTACCTTGAAGTCGAATAGAGATACCCTCTTTGCTGGGTCATTAGCCTCAGCAGCCTTCTCTTCAGAGAAAGAATAATATTGGCTCCCAGCATAAGCAGGGCTATTTAACCTACCGCTCTTAAGAAGTTGAGCAAAAGGATCAGCACCATGCCATACAAGCGATGTCTCTTTATAAGAAATAATCTTGGTAGCTACCCTACGTATTAATTCTCCATTTTCTGTATATGTACCGAGTCTATAGTAAAACTCACTCATATCTTCGAATTTATGAGATGGTTCCCATACAAACTCTACTGTTACTGAATTTGAATGTATAGATGGTGGATCCATCTGTATACCTCTGGCTATGCGAGGATTAGATAATCCATCTATTTTCATTATACCATTTATACCAGCTGGTATTACAACACCAGTTTTTTCATCTTTGTAAGCATCTTGCCATTCTACTGATTTAACTGATCCTATGGCATTAGCTACATCAGTCTCATGATCAAGATTTACTGATTGACCAACCAATAATGGCATTGATTCTTTTAATACCTCTTCGGGGAATTCAGTTGGGTTGTACTTCTTAGCTACTATAGCTGCAGAAAGCATTCTAAACATCGGTTCTATGAAGTCACTATCTTTTGGCTTCAGCATATCTGCAGTTACATTTGGCATGAACTGATTTACATTCAAAGTTCCACCAAACATACCGAACCTTTCTAACGACTTCTTAGGATCATCACTAAAATTGCTAGTTCCTTTGTAAAAATTTTCAGAAAGAGAGTGAGCATCAATAACTATATCTGGTACATCTGATACCATCAAGCTATGTGCTGCACTTAACACCATTACATCGGTGTTTTGCTGATTTTTTGACATAATTTATCTCGGTTTACTATCTTGATCTCCTCTTCTTGGGTTCGGATTATTCTTATCTCTTACTTTACGATCAGACTTTTCTTTATCGTCTTTTCTATCCTTTTTCTTTTTACCAGTATCTGTATCACCAGTACCTGATGAATCCTCAGAATCCACTGGTACACGGGGTTCTGGTAGATCTGGAGCTTCATACCCCATATCACGAGCAAATTGATCCTGACTTATGATACCCTGATTATAAAGTGTTATATTTACTCTAGCTCTGTACTCCCTTGCCTGCTGCAACTTAATATCATCTGAAACGGTTGAAGTTCCGAATTGGATTGTTATTCCCTTGTTATTAAATCCAGCAAGACGCAGTTCTAGAGAATAAAAGAATTCCAATACAAATATTACAAGTGTTTGGATATTCTTTAACTGGGATATCATTTTTGATAGCTGTATACCAGCTCCACCTTCTGTACCAGCCTGAGATGCAGATACACCTATAATAGAACCATTTACCCCCAATCCATTAGCCACAGACTGTTGGTTCATATTCCATGGTAGATTTATATTCTGCATAGAAGCTGATGTAGACTTCAAATCAAATTCATGATCATCTATATAACCAACTACAACTCCATCAGACATACCACTAACTATGTTAGTCTTCATCTTATGGAGTGTACTGTTTAAACGATTCTGATAAGCTTTTTCACTTTCACCGCCAGTACGAGGAGGTTTAGCCATCTTTGCCTCTAAGAATCCAACCATACCCATTATCTCCATGATATGTTTGAAATTCTTTCTCATGGTATGCTGACCAGCTATTGAATCTAGAGCAGACATAAATGGGGGTACTCCATACGGTTCATCAGTATCATTATACATCCCAACATAACAATATGTTTCTGTATTAAGTCTGATTAATGTATCCTTTACTCCATCTACTGTTCTTGGATTCCTCTGATATGGATGATATACCCCATTGTTTTCCCTCTTAAACCGAATAGTTTCTGGTTTAATGAATAGTATTGTCTCTAGTCCAGTTAACTCTTTATTTGGTACACCCTCTACTGATATTGCACCACCAACCAGAAGCTGAACAATGAACTTATTTACAAGCCCATCTATACCAGCTGTATATCTTGACCACTTCTTTAATACTTCTCTAAGATGATTCCTCATCTTAGTAGACTCTTCTGTGGTATTATTTGGGAAATCTATAGTATGACCAGTGTTAGATAGCTTAAACATATCTTGCAATGCAATGCTAACATCTGGGTTCACCTTGTATAAATCCCGAATAATAGGTATTAGTTCAGTTCTAAAAGTTGGAGTTACTAAGTTAGTCATACCATTAAGAGTGGTAATTAACTCAGAATTCCCCACACCATCATCTGGTTGGGAAACTCTTCCTGGACTTATAGAACCCTTTCCTTCGTCTTTGTTCTTTGATTCTTTAGGCTTTGACCTTGTGAACCAACTGATAGGATTAAGTTTCATGTTATGTAAATTTGTTTATGTTCTACTGAGGAATAACCACAGTTGATGATGCACTATGACATCTGATGTGATTTGTTATGGCTTTACCGAATATGGAGTCATCGGAATATGTTTCACCCTCTAAGTCAATATCCATAGATGAGGTACTCATTCTATGTTTACCTCGGGCAATAGGTCTTCCTGCACCATCATATATGAAGGTATAAGCCTCTTGAACAAAGAACGGATCTTTAATTACCACATTGTTTTCCCTTATATCCTTTTCAAGATTCTCTACAATTACTGACCTATTCTTTGCGGTTGTTAACCAACCCGGGAACTTCTCTTCTTCTGGACGACTGTGACGTTTCTTCCTTAACAATTTAGTATAGAAGTATAGGTTTGGATAACCTTCATCTTGGAGTATAGTTGTTACAGCCATACCAACGTCATTAGTCTCCGGGGCTAACTTAGCAAAGTTATACTTTTCTCCGATATCACCAAGTAATCTAGCATATTTATTCAAAGGTATTCTGCCCTTGTATACTGCAGCCTCTTCTCCATCTCTATCCATGCAAGTAAAAGCAGAGTAGTCAGTACCTCTACCAGTGGCACAGTCTCCACCAATGAAATACTCTTTGTTTGGATCGGGTTCATTGAATTCCTTGTATTGACCTTTCAAACGGGTATTAATAACTGGATAATCGAATAAGCATTCTTCTATTGCCTTGATATCGGCTAAATCAAATACTGTATTACCTGATGATAAGAAGTCACCGTCTATCTCCTGAGCAGTTCTCTTTGGACCAAGAGCAGTAGACATTTCTTCATACCACTTCTGATCTCTATCTGGATGCATCTGCCAATAAAGTCTTATTGGATTAAGAGAATTACCACCAGCTATAGCATCTACCCAAGCACCGTGGAAGAAGTTCCCTACTCCGTAGGGCGTGCTATTTACGATAGCTGAACCGCCAGTGTTATGATTTACAAAGTTACAAGTTGGTAGTATATATGAGTGATCCCCTTCTACATGTATATCATATATGTCTGTTACATACTCTCGATTTACGGTTAATTTTGATAGATATACTTTAGAATTTCTTCGTATATTACCTATACTTTTCCTACTTATATTTAATCCCTGTTTAGCTAATACTTCTTTAACTTCTCGGTCACTCTTACCAGGATTCAAATCTAATGTGTGTAATACCTTAGAATGTAATTCTATCGGATAACCAGATAAAGAGGTAACGTGAGATAAATTAGTATTATATGACTTCTTTATATTCTCTGAATTGGTTACACACTTCAAATTAGTTACCCAATCCTGAAGAGGATTATTATTGATATGGTCAATTACCATACCATCTGGTACTGAACCAATAAATGTTTTATATACTAATCTAGATACTTTCCAATTCTTAGTACCACCCTCTAACTTAGAGAATAGTGTAAGAGTATTATATCCTTTGTGTACTCTTATTCTTACTTCAGTCCTTTCACCATTACTACCAACTTTATATACTTTACCAAAGTTAGTTATTTGATATTTGAACTTGCCAAAAGTAAACAATGGCTTGAATACTACTTTCTTTGGTGGTTTTACTAAAATCGTATTACCTATAGAATCGTATTTGGTATCTACCTGAACTATTTTTAGGCCATACTTAACAATATCAGATACTGTCCTCCAGCCTTGTGGAGTTAATAAGCGGTGTTTAGGAGTACAATCTAAAATTTTACCTCTATTGTCTTCTACCTCCCAAGTTAAAAGCTTTCCTTTATATACAGCATCCAATACTTGTTTCCAAGTTCCAGTATGAGTTAGAGTATATAACTTCTCTTTTCTTAAATCTCTTACTCCTATTTCATCTGGAGCTAATTCTTTTATAGGCTTAAGAAAAGCCTGTAGACCTTTTTTATTACATTCTATATTTTTCCGATAGGGATTTTTAGTAAGTAATATTTCGTAACTCCCTGATATACAGCTCAATGTGGGGAATGCCGATGCCCATATCGTTGAAGCCCATCTTACAATTGCTGCCTCATCAATTACCAACAACGACAAAGATTCAGAACGACCAGCTTGATCTGATGTTGGTATAGACTCAATTATTGATCCATTTGCAAATTCTATTGTTGATACAGAACCAAATTCTCCAGTACGACCATTTATGATTGGTTCTTGTAGGTATGAAGGAAGATTCTTGTACATAAACTTGATCTTCTTCAGTACCTTCTTTGCTACAGTATCTTTGATCGAGATGATGTTTATCTTCTTATTTGGGTGATACATTGCTAACCAGAGACAATACATAGATATCAACTCTGTAATACCAGCCTGACGAAATTTAAGGATGATATTGAACCTGTTCAGCATGAATTGGTATAGTACTGCTTTCTGAAATGGATATAGCAAGAACTTAACCATACCCAACACAGGGTTGATAACATAGCAGAAAGTAGAAAAGAAGAATGGATCCTTCATCACACGGACCAAGGTCTTAAGTTGTTCCGGTGTAATATTTGTATCTCCTTCTAGTAATGTCTTCTTTCTTGCCATATCAAAAACTGTATGAAACTCTTATGTAAGGATCAAGTGATAAATTGTCCCTAAGTTTGGGATAATAGTTGAAATTCAACCCAGCCTCATAATTAAATTTACTGGTATTGTACTTCAAGCCTAAATCCAGATCATGCATGTTATGTACTGGTCTGATAGTATACTGTACAACTGGATCAAACCTTTTTAAGAGTGACGTTTTCTTATGGGTTAATTTCCCATCAAGATAGTTGTACTGATAACGATCATAATTTACCTGGTACTCTTCAGTAAATAGTTTGCAGTCTGTATTGAAGGTAGTGATTGACAGTTTATCTCTACTGGAAAGTATCTGCAATAGTTTTGGAGCTTGTGGATAGTTAGTTAAGAACAACTCATTGTATTCAACCTTCACTGAATCTTTCTGTATGATGGTAACTACTCTATCAACATACTCTATTCGTTCTATTGGTACTGAGTCTATCTGATAGAGAAATACCATACCTGGCAATTGTATCTTTGGAAACTCTACCTTTGGAACAAACGGTTTATTAACCCAAACCGTATCTGGTTTATGGTTAATATTTTCAATGTCATGCCTTAACTCTGAATTCTGATCCCACATCCAGAATATAGTTAAGGTCATAAGTATGAAGGCTATGGTTAAGATTACATTTTTCATGTGATTGAGATTTTATGAAACCATTAAGGGGGGGATTATAGGGGGGGATTAAAGAAGTAAGTCTTAATCTAGAAAGAATAAGAATACTACTATAGAACAAAGTATATGTTTATATAGCTTTAGCTATATAAACTTCTATTAGTATTTTAGTATACTAAAATACTAATAGAATTCTCCTTATACGTATGCGTATACGCGATAGGGGGCTTGATTAGAGTATTTTAGCTTTCCTCAAGCAAGCCTTTAACCAAAGTGAATTCTCGTATACAGCCCCCTTTGTCAGGGTATTCCTCCCCTTGTTCAACCAATAGGTTGGATTGTTCTTATCAAAATATACCTTAAATGATTCTGGGAATCCCATGATGACTCTATATTCATCAAGTCCCATTATCCTTCCATGAGGATTAAATTGCCTGGATGAAGGTCTCACAGTCAAAGGGTAACCTCTCTTCCTATTGCGATATACTCCTGGTAGAGTTTTCATCTTATGAGTTCTCATTGGCCATTTGTGATCATTTTTGAATTCAGTTTTCCATAGCTTCCTCACTTGAGCTACAGTAAGAGTTGTCTTAGACTTATCAGCATAATGATACATTGCTAATTTCTTGTCATCAGATTCTCTGTAATTTATGTCTTTTCTTACTTTTTTCTTCAATTGACACAGATTCTTAGGCTTAGTTACTTGAAAAGTGTGATCAAATACTTTTGGATTGATTCCAGAATCCTTACGTACTCCTATCATCACTAATCTTTTCCTACTTTTCTGGGAATTACCAAATACCGTAACGGAATGACAATGTACTATAAGCTGATAATCAGGCAAATTATTTTCCCATTTACTGATAGGGATGAAATCTAGAAGCTTTGGAAGGTTCTCAAGCATAAATACTGCTGGTTTGAACTTCTTAACACTAGAAAGATACAGATTTAAGGTTGCATCTTCTCTTGGTTTACCCAGGGTTTTCTTCCTTGAATAGGAGAATACAGAGCTATGACCACAGGATGGAGAACCAATGATCATGTCAATTTTGGTAAATTTCACTTCTTCAAGGCTCTTTAAGAAAGGTATATCACCAAAATTAAGCTTCCATTGTTCTTCTTTTTTGGAATGGAATACAGCTCTTGGCTCAACATTTGCTACAAGATGATCCTTAAACTCAAAAAGAAGCGCTCCTTGCGCTCCACAGATACCAAGTACATTCATTGAAAATAGATTTGTTTAATATATACCGGATGGTCTTGCTAAAGACTACTATAATATGCAAATTTAATATCAAAACTATATGAAAGTTGGAGATCTATTATTGGTAACAGGTACTGCATTCTTCGAGAAAACAAAAATTGTTGACCGAAATAAGGGGGTTTATACTCTTGAAAATGGGATAAAGACAGATAGAACTCTTCATCCATTGAATTCAACATATAAAGTTGAACTTTTTGATGAAGAAAAGTATAAAAATTTGATGGCACAGAGACTTTTAACCAGAAATTTGGAGAAATTGACCCTGATAAACAACAAAGGGATAGAAAATCCTGAAATTGTTAGATATGCAGCCGCTAAATTAAGTCGTATACTTGAAAAACTGGGAGAAAAATGATTAGGTTCATGATAAGATTCCTAATAATTGATCACTTCATAAGAGTGATTAATAGTGGGATTTCAGGTTTTGGATTGCTTTGTAAAACTTGGAAAGGAATAAACCAAGAATATGAAGGTAATGAATCATGGGCAAAAGGTAAAAAAGAAGCTTTACAAACACTAGTAATCTGCATTATCAGTTTAATTGTTATATCATGTATTGTGCATTAACATCTACACCTCAAATTTGGTTTGGTTATGCCCTTCTAACCATGTACGGTTTAGGGCTTTTATTTTGCATTTTCCTTAGAAGTGTAATTCGAGAAACTCCTTTGAAAAGGTCAAGCACTCCAATAAGGTATGGAGTATTATTCTTTATATGGATGATGAGTCCAGCAGTAGTGATAGTATTATTCTTTTTAACAATAATTGTTATCTTCAGACATGGCAATAAAACGGAATAGTATCGAGATAATCCTTCCAAATGTAACACAAGAACAAAAGAGGGATATACCAGTATGGGATGCCTATATAGAAAAGGTAGTTATTGATGGGGATATACCAAGGCTAATAACCGATAGAATATCCCATAAGATAAATTCTATGATAAATGGATACCCTCAAAAATTTAGTGGACAGCTTAAAGGTAATATAGAAAACCTACTCAATGAAACAGAGGTTAGTATTTATAAGAAATATGGAATAACCTACTCTAAGTTAAGGGTAAAAAGAGATGGGTACTATTTATTAGTTTCTACAAAACCAGACCAACCTTTTGACATTTGGGAATAATCATCAATAAGCCATGATAGAAGTATTAATTCACTTTTTCGGATTCTTTATGGGATTCACACTAACTCTGGGTATAATATATTCAATCCTTTATTACCTAATGAATTATTCTAGAGAGTCATTAACTTTACTATCAGATTATTTTATCTGGAGTATGATTATAACTCTGGTAATAGGTATAACCATTCTAATATTCCACTATGACATTTGAACTATTCAGGAATAAGGTTAATAAATCGGTTATTAAATATGATTAGTTATGGAAAACATCACGGTTAATGGCTTCAATATCAGAATTGATAGGATATTTAGTTTAGGAGAAGCTTTATGGGTTAGAAAGAATTTTTAATGAATAATGAAGCACTTAGTTATAAGGGAACCTCTTATGCTAAGGCAGATGTATTTCTATACAATTACGATTACCTATTTAATTCAGTTGGATTAGCTTTAGTACCGAGAGCAAAAAGTGATAACCCAATTTATCATGGTAGTGGGATATATGAATCCCAAGGGATAGGCCTTATATAGGGAGCCTTAAAAATATCCTGGAAAATTTTGTGAAGAGCCTTTAAATGGGTTCTTCATTTTGTGTAGGGAAAGGGGGGAGTAGTAATAAACTGTGTTCATGTAATCTGGTAGTATGATCTCCTATCATTGAGGAGAGTTCTTTATGCGAGGAGCCCGGGACATCTAGCAGTAAAAATGAAGTTAACTACAGTTTGTGATGTAACTCTTATCGCGAGGTTTCTTTGGGAACTGGCAGTAAAAAGGGCACACGGTGTCCCTATCGCAAAATTGAAATTAATTAAAAATAGGGGACAAATTATGCCCCCTACTTCTTCAATGAAATTTAATTACTATTTTGTTTTCAATAAATTGATAAGTTATTTTATTTTTTATTTGTTTCTTTTTCAATCCATGAATTAAAATAGTTTCTTTTTCATTTACATATATTTGAAATTCGTATGTTTTTTTATCAAATATATGTTTTATTTTATTTAGTAGTTTCATATCTTTATTTTTCGTTCATTGCAGAAAGGAAATTTTTAATCGTGTCTTTCTTTTCTGTGTTTGCATTTGCGTCTACGATACATTCTACATTAATGTAAACTTGCTTTGCATATTCTTGCCACGCTTTTTTTAATGCTTCTCTTTTCTCTGCATTTTTATTGCTGGCAATAAATTCGGCAATAAAAGCGTCTAATTTTTTGCGTAACTTCATTCGCAAATTTTTCTTTTCTTTGTCAGTTTTACACTCTGCAAAAATTTCTTTGCGATAAATCGATTTTCTTTCGCTGGTCGAAAAAATTTCGTTACCAATTGCCAAAATTTCATTTGCTTTCATAATAGTAAAAATTAAAGGTTAATAAAATATTTTGTTCTTTTCTGTATTGCAAATATACTACTGAATTTTTTTTAATGCAAATTTTTAAACATAAATTTTGATTATTTTTTCTTATAATAGTATTTATTTAGATCAATTTTAACTATACAAAATAATTGGTTTAGGTTCAGGCAGTAGGTCTGTTTAATGATCCCTGATGATAAGTTGGTTTGTTGGTATATGGTCTGATACAATTATGGCCTTAGCTGGCACCATGAGGTACAGAATAGTCCAATATTCGGCCTTTAATGTTCATCTTCATTTTCGGCCTTTGTCCCCATAAATCTAGAGTATCATATATTTATAAATAACTAAATACTTGTCTTATTAATTACAAAGTTCTATGATATGCCCTTGCTTGCATTGCATTGCATTACACCTTATTTGCATTGCACTGAATAAAAATTCAATATAGGATCAGGATATGGCACCTAATTGTACCTTAAAAGCCAATCTTAAAAGGCCTATAAGCCAAGCCACTAAAAGCGAAGTAGGGCCTTAATAATATACTTACCATAAAAGGCCAAATACAAGGCCTTATAAGCTCATAAATAAAAAAGGCCTGAGTTGGCAGGCCTTACAGAAAAGATATTGAAAGCAAATAGGGAGGGCCAACTCCCTCCATTGGCCTTAATTATATTCTGGGTAACCACCCAACTCCGGGATCTCAGTACGGATTTTATTATAAAATTCAACCAACTGATCCCTGGTAGTATCCGGCTCTTCCGTATAATCCAATAACTCGCATAACCAATCCCAATCGGCCAAATATATATCAAAGGCAATAACCCCTGTGTTATAATCCAACTCAGCCAGGGCATTGGGATTGCAACCATTATTAACCAGGAATCAGATAATCCAGCTGTAGGCCTTAACCCCATTAATAATAACCTTAAAAGCACTTACCTTGTATTCCATAGCATCTTTATTATTTGTTATCTTTTTCTTTATGCAAATATAGTAATAATATATAATATATGCAAATAATAATTCAAGGCCCTGATATGGCCCTAATCCCAATCCATGAAGGCCATATTAAGGTACCTTAACCTACCTTTTAAGGCCTTAAAAGGTACCCTAAACCAGCCCTAACTGAGCCTTAACTTGAGAATTGGGATCTCCAAAACTCTATTCCTGGCATATCGATTTTAGACACCAGTTCAAAAATCACCCAAAAAGACTCGCATATTATATATAATATAATATAAAGTATTCTTTAAGGCTTGGGATTAAGGCCCATTAAGGTACCCTAAATGTACTTTATGAAGATCTTCATATATCTCAAGTATAGACCATATAGTAGGCTATATGTCTCTTTAGATAAAGAGCCTTAGTTGGTAGCCTAATCCTTAACCTTAAAAGACTTATATATTATATAATATAAGACTTGAAAAGGCATGGGTTTGGGTACCCTAAATATGCCCTAAAAGGTACCCTAAATCACAGTTTGGTCCGGTCTAGTGCTATTTTGGCCCTAAGTCGTAGTAGCTAATACGTATAGTAACCAAGATAGCTCAAGAGCTCGTATTGTACATAGTGAGTTGGTAAGAATTCCTGACTACCCAAAATTTTCACCCCCCCGATTTTATGGCCCTAGCGAAGTTTCGACTTTATCCCAGGTTTCCGGACCCATTATTATCCTTACCTATAAGGCCCATGAATAAAAGCTATTCTTTATCTATCATTTGAATACTATTATCCTATTCTCTTTTCATATAGGAGAAACAAAAATAAGACCTCTAAAATATAAACCTAAAAGCCTTATATATGATTATTCCTTTTATATTAATGGATTGAGGTTATATTTTGATTTATTTGATTTCTTTTGTTT